CCCTGCATGGCCGCAAGCATCTGGGAGTACGCATCACTGTATGACGTGACCGTCATTTTCTTGGTGATGCCGGAACTTTCTGCATACGTTCCAACTTCTCCGCTGGTCGCATTGCGGGAAACGCCAAAATCGAACGTAAACTCTCCTGAAATGCTCTCAATTGGCCGAATAGAGAGACGCCGCCAGTTAGAACTGGAAATCGTAGATGCACTGGCCGCTTGGAATGTTCTCTGCGGACGGTTGCTCGACTGGATCAGTGCGCCAACAGGAATTACCGTTCCTTCCTGACCTGTGCAGGAGATGGAATACTTGGTCTTTGCTTGGCCGATACGGCTTACGCCGCCAACCTGCATTACGTTGTCCAAGGCTACCCCTCGTGCAGTGTTCGGGAAAAGCTGCTGGTATGCAGCAGCAAAGGCTTCCCAGAGCTCCGCAGGGGCATCGGCAAAAATCGTAAAGAGGACATTCATCACGCTTTGCGGATTTTCCGATGGGTCAACCCCGACTTCATCCTTGAACCTTTTGCAGATGTCGGTGTAAATTTCATCCAGTCGGCGCATTTGAAAGCCCTTATCCGTCACTCCGTAGTCCGACATGGGACAGTTCCACCTCGCTTTCTATTTCTCCTTCGGTGGTGGTCGCGGTAAAAGACGCTCGGAGCGTTCTGGTCTTTGCATCCTTTATAAGGTTGATGGTGCCCACCCCTGTTACGCCATCAACGGCAAGGATTTGGTCTCGCAGGGCCTTCTCGATCAAGGCTCGATTCGGAACCTTCACAAGGATTGTTTCAAAGTAAGGCGTGCCCATAGCGGTATTGAACACCCATTCTCCTTTGATCCAGCGCAGACGAATTTGCACACCCTGCCGAACGGCATCGATGATTTCAAAATCGCCGGTTTCGTTGATGTATAAATCGCCATCAGCAGCAAGCGCAAGGTCTTTCAATGCCATTACTGCGGACCTCCTGTCTTTCCGTGTACGCCAGCATGGGTATGCGTATTCATTACGATGCCACCAAGTACCAGCGTGCCAGAAATGTTCACGTTTCCTTGCACCTGAATGTTGCCTTTGATTTCCGTATTGCCGGTAACATCAAGCAACGGAGTGGTAATTTTGGTACTGCCATCCGTCACCTCGATGTTAGAACCGCCTCTTTGAACAAAGACGGAACTGTCTTTCAAGGTTATGGTTGTGTCTTGCTTTTTCAGTTCGATGCAGTCTTTCTTGACCGTGATGGTCGCAGTCGGCGCAAAAACAACTGCTGCGTCCTCACTTCCGGCACGCTTAACCTGCTCGCTAGACGATGCAGGCAAGCCCGGCAGCAAGGTTGCGTTGGATAAGTCCCACTTCAAGTCCGTTCCAGAGCCGCCCTCTCCAAAAATAGCCACACATCCATCCCCGGAATGCACAGGAAAGGCAAACCCGATTGTGCCGCCTGCTCCGGTAGGCATCAGGATAGCCGTGCCCGAAATTTTAGGGTAGGGTACTTCCCTATCATCATCGGTCGTTACTTTCAAATCCGGCGTTAGTTCAGCAGTGAAATTTTCGGACACGTTACCAACCTTAGCAGGTGCCGAGGTGTGGATATTATCCCTCATGTACTGGTCGATGATGCTCACGACTGCATCGCGGAAGTCCTGATCCACGCTATTTCACCTCCACAAATTGCCCAACGCATTGCCAATCGTCGCCCTCCGTATCGCCAATGAACCTGATTTTTGACGCCCGGTAGTTTCCCTTATCCTCTCGGGATTCTACTTTCACATAATCGTCAATCTGAATATGGCCATTCAGGCAATACGTAACCTCAATGCCTTTCTTGGCCTTTCTTTTGGTCGTATTGGAACTCGCGTTCTTACTCGTTGAAGATTTGCTGCTGGTCGATGCGGATTCAAAGAAAGGCTTCGGTGAACCGATCATGCCGGAATCGGCCGAAAGGACATAAGCCGCCATCGTTAGCGGTTCATCCAGTGCGCATATCTGAATAATACCATTCTGAACACTCCAGCGAAGTTTGCTTCTGTCGCACAGCCGCCCGATAAGCGTCTTTCCTGTGCCAACAAAAGCAAAATTCTTAAAGTCGATCATTTTGGCCTTGGGGGAAAGTTTGACTTCACATCCCATTTCCTGGGCAACATCCCTGACGATTTTTTCTCCGTTCACAACGCCCGAATAACTCAGGCTCACCGTTGTATCTCGTGCGGATGTAAAGCTGTCCACAAACTCAATTGTGGTCTGCCGGTCCGCTCCGTTTGTTTCCGTTTCAAAGCACGTCAAAGAACCGCCCATAATAACGGGCAGGTCATCACCATATCCAGCGCGCAGCTCAATCAGGCAATCTTCCTGCTCCAAAAGGCGCAAGGTTTCATCTGCCAGATTCCAAAGTGTGATTTTCCCCGTATTAGAACTTGAACTATCACCAATTTCACAGGAAAAGGAACATCGGATAGCCCTCTTCGTTTTTTCGTTGGGTTTTCCGATTTCACGACCGACAGAATTATTTTTCCCAATTCTTACTCGGTACTGTCTATCCCAGATATCCATCTGTCACACTCCAAGCTGTCTTGCAGGAAGGTATAGCAGTTTCGCCTTTCCGTCCACAAAATCGTTGCGGCCAATTGTTTCCTGCTCCGTTTCAACGCCAAGGACGCCCGGCGGGCCTCCTTGGGTTTGATAGTAGAAATTCCAAATTGTCCCCGGCACGAGCCTCGCCATGCCGAGGATAATATTCATTTCTGCATCGTAGATGCTAAGCATCCAAAAACCGCCGTATGCGTTCCATGTCAGCCGAAGATTGTAATATACTTCGTCAAGGTTCACGCGCATAATGGAATCGTTTCGGTCTGGTACAGAGATCTCATAGTATTCCAAATCCATCATCTATACCTCACTTAAACAATCCAATGGCTTTTGCCCCAGAACAAAGAATGCTGCTGCGGGAAGAAGATTTTCCGCTATCGGAAGATTTTGCTGTGGAGGTGCTCTTCTGGCTCGCGCCAGTATTCTTTTTAGACGTTCCCCCTCGAGCATACTTTATGCTGATATTGGCAGTTTCTGTCGAATTGATAGACACCTGCTTCAACTTCAGTTCAATACGCTCGCTGTTGCTTTCCTCTTTGGGGAACGTCACACTTTCGATGCAGACGTTCTCATAGCTATCGCCTCCGGCCGTAAAGGTCATTGGCATTCTTTTTTCCCACAGCTGACGCAGTTCTTCTACTGCGCTTTGCACCCGGCTCGATGATGCCGGGTGCCGGTCCGCCCATGTAATCGGCGCGTTAGAAATCACAGCTGTGACATCAAGCGTCACCGCTTCCAGACAGATGTGGTCACTGGCGCTATATCCTTCTTCCGTTGCATAGCCCGGGATCTTGCTGGACAATGTTTCCGGGCGTTTGATGATAGCGTCAAACTCAAAATCTCCAAGTCGAGCGGGCTGTGTCGCTTCCATCAGGCATCACCTCCCGTAATTAAGCGCATGCGCCAAATCTTTCGTAGATTGCGAGGACTGCGAACTCACGGTAGACTGCAGTTTGGATGCGGCATTGCGATCAGACACTTGGAACGTGTAGCTTTGTCGGTTTTCCTGTTTTACAGTGATGTTTTTGGTGTTCGTGGTTTGAGCAATCGGCCGCTGTGATGCCGTTGTTGTAGACACCGGCCTTCCTCCCGAAATAAACGCGCTGGCGGCGTTTCTGCTTGCAGCAGTACTCCCAGAAGAAGTCTGCACCCCTGTCGGCGAATTTCCACTGCTTGTGCGGCCGCTGCCGCCAGAGGGCTTCCCGCCTCCCATACCGCTAAAGCCAGACGGGTTCTTGTCAGAACCGCCCCCTCCATCAGAATCATCGGAGCCATCGTCGTTTCCGCCGATAAAGAAATTCTTCACGCCGTTCCACAGGTTCTTGGCCCAGGTGATTTTATCGCCGAACCAGTCAAAGAATCCCTTCAGCCAATCCCAGATTGCCTGTGCGCTTTCTTTCAGCGGTTCCCAGGTTTCGCCAAAAGCAGCCCGTCCCAGGCCATTCAGGATGTCAAGAAAATCCTGCCACAGTTCCTTGCAGCCGGTCAGGAATTGCGTCCAATCACCGGTCTGAAAGCCTGTAATCAAGCCAGCCAGAAGATCAAACAGGTGCCCGCCCAGCGTGATGATGTCTGCGGTCAGGTCAACCAGTCCTTGCCACAGGGCTTGCAAGACAACTAGAATCGTGCCTTTGTGCTCCTCCCAGAACTGACCCAGTGAATCAAGAGCATCTCGGCCAAATTGCTTTGCTCCCTCAAAGAATGCGCTGATTTTCTCTCGCAATGCATCAACGTCAACACCAGCTTCGCTCAGGAGCCGGCCAAAGACGCTGTCGCCGCCTTGCAGGAAGGTGAAAACATCTTCCAGCACAAGGAACAGCAAAAGCCATTTTGCGGCCGCAAGGGCAGTTTGCAGATTAAATCCTTGCAGGAGTTTCACCGCGCCTGCCAAAAAAGACAGAATCTTGCTTCCATTGGTGGCAAGGAATAGAGCCGTTGCGACCATCACGATCAGCTTCAGCAGCTGCTCCACGCCGCCAAGTTTCTCGGCAATATTTTTCAGCCACGAAGTCAGCCGTTGTGCTTTTCCTATCAGGAAATCGCTTATGGTTTTTATTGTTTTGCCAATACTGGTTGTGATGCCAAGCATGTCATCTGCGCCTGCAAGCCAAAGCCCCCACTGATTTCTGACATAAGTAAGAGCGTCCCCGATGCCGAAACCGAGTTCATCAAAGTTCTTTTGAATGTCGCTTTCCGCCGCAAAGAACGCTTCTTTCAGTTGCTTTGCGGAAAGTTTTCCGCTCTCTGCCAGATTTTGGAGTTGCTTTTCGGACACTCCCATTGCAGACGAAATGGCTTTCACCACCTCTGGGGCAGCTGTTTTTAAGTTGGAAAAGCTAGATTTGTCCAGCTTGCCCGAAGACATAGCCTTTTGCAGTACACTCATGGTGTTGTCAAGATTTGCTTCTCTGCCGGAGCCTTTTTCCAGCTTTTCGACAAGCGAAACAAACTTCACAGCATCATCAACTGGGAACAGCTTACTGTTCAGCTGCACCAGCTTTGTCACATCTCCGGCCATGACCCCGTATTCTTCACGGCAATCCTGAGCCCCTTTCAGAATCTTCTGCTGGATATCCGCTTGGTCTCCCATCTCGCGGGTTGCCCCGCGGATGGTATCGTTGATACTGCCAAATTCCTCTGCAAGACTAGCAAGCTTAGTAAAGGAAAAGCCGATGCCGATTGCGCCAAGTGCTTTAGCCGCAAAGCCTTTTACTTCGCTGATAGCGCTTTTTGCGTCATCAACAGAGCTTTTATCGACCTTGAACAGAATTTGATTGACGAACTTTCCGATTACAGTTTCCTTTGCCGCCACTTATGTATCCCCCCTTCTGTCCTCTTGGCTTTTGGCGTACTCAATGTCCCGCTGCATCATAATCAGGTCGTAAAGTTTTAACATTTCATCCAGATTATAAACATAGGTCAGTTCGTACATCGAAGCCACCCGCTCACGAATCAGGGTATACATAATCCATTCAAGGTTCGTTACTCTGTCGTTGTCGAACTCTCCGTACTGTTCGAGCTGCCCGCCCGGCGCACTTTGATAAGGCCTCCAAAGAGGGTGCTCGCATCTTTGAAAAAACCGCTGAAGTTTAAGCGAATGACCTCAGCACAAAGATTGAGCATTCCGGCGAGGTACTGGCAGAAGATTTCATCAAAATCATCCTCGCCCATGACCTCATAAGTGTTTTTCTCCGGATCCAAAACGCGGATGTTGCTGTGATCCAGCAGAAGCTCACTCACCAGTTTGCTCAATGCGTTGCCATTGATGCGGGCAAGCGCCTTGACCAGCGAATCTTTATCCATGTCCATCCCGTCAAACATTTCCATGTTGACGGCATCCTTATCGTCGCTAGCAACCGACACGGTGCCCAGAATCGGCAGGATGATAGATGCAACATCGCCAAAAATGTAGGTGGCATCCTTGGCGCCGAATGGGCGAATCTTGAACTGGTATTCGCCAACCGTAATGTCGCGCATCTCCATGCGTTTCATTTTCATATCAGGTTTCCTCCTTTCAGTTCTTCGGCTCCATCTTACCAACAGCCCGCAGCGTCCACTCCTGACTCTGGCCGGTCTTACCGTAAGCGCACGGAGCAGGCTTGGAAACCCATGCCTTGGATGCCGTGAAATCCGGGTTAGCCCCCAGATCCTTGACCTGCATATTGAAAAGTCCGTTGCCCGGGGTCTGCTTATTGTTGTTGTACTGCTTCAGAAGCCACTGGTTCGTCTTGGAGCCATACTGAAGAACCAGCTTCACCTCAAAGCGGGGATCGTCAGGGATAGAGATAACTACCTCTCCATCTGCACCGACTTCGTCGGTCACGCCATCGCCCTGCGGGGTAATGGTGATAAAGGAATCTTCGGCAAAGCCGGAGGGGATATGCGTTCCCATAGAACAGATGATGTTCTTTGGGGAATAAACGGTAACATCTCCGCGCATCTAGCTGTTCTCCTTTCTCAATAATTCAGCGTACCGCTGATTTTTGCAGCAATCAGGGCACCAGCCAGATTTGCTGTCCATGTCACGCCGGTAAGCTTGCGGCTCTTACGGGTGGCAGCATCCAAATCGGCCGCGCGGGGCACGGTGACGGTGTAGGACTGTTCTGCTTCTCCATCTTCCGAAGATGCATCCTGAACGATGCCACCAGCGCGGACACCTTCTTCCAGCGCGTCAATGACTGCGTTCTGCACCAGTGCAATGCCCTGATCCGTAAACGGCACCTTGGGCAGGCCCAGGAACAGGTTCATCACCTTGGACTGAATCTCGGTTTTCAGCCAGTCACGGAAGCGGATAGTGTCAATCCATTCGCCGCCGCTCACCTTGCCGCCCTGCACCATGGCCTTACTGCCAACAGTGGTGTAGTACGAAATATTTTTTGCTTCAAGGCTTGCGATGTCCGTTGTGGACAAAGCCTGCGCAGAAATCGTAGACAGGGACTTGAAGCACCACTGTTCACTACCCGGGTCAAAAGAAAGGAACCGGGCGGCATAAGCGCAGTTCACGCAGTCATTCTCTGCCGTTGCATGAATGACCGCAGTGCGAAGCATTGCATCAGAAACGGGCGATGCCGAGATGCCGGTCGTTTCGCAGATGCATAGCTTTTCGTTTGCTTCAGTCCAGTCGGCAATGGACTGGTAGAAATCTTCCTTGATGCCCGCTGGACAAATGCAGTACCATCCCGGCATCCTAATGGCACGGTCAAGGGTAACGTCCACCTTCTCGGTGGAACCGCTAGACAGCTTCTGCACGGCGATCATAACCGCTGTGGGCTTCGGAGACTGGCCGAACACCTTGCTTGCCGCGATATATACAGGGTCGTCCGAGGCGAAACCTGCGCTTTTCAGATCCTGCAGATTGGCATAGCCGGCAACATCCGGTGTTGTGCGCCCGCCGGGTGCTTTAGGCAGCGGGCCCATAATAAGGATGGTATCGTAGCCGCCATCGATGGACATTGCCTCCGAAATCTGGATGTTGACCTCAACGATTTTGTCAATGTTCACGTTGCTATCACTCCTTTATTCATTTTCGATTTTCTTTTCGACCTCAACCTTATCGAACCAGCCGGCCTCTGCATCGGCAATGGCTTTCGCCGCCGCGCTATTGTGGTCTGCTTCGTATCCTCCGATGGTCGGGGCCAACGCTGCATACTCTTTTGTGCGCTGCACAAAGTTCACAGAAAAAGAACAGCGCGCCCTTTCCACGCCGGGCGCGCTGTTATGAATCGCTTCAGGAACCCCTTCGGCGCTCACCGTTATGTTTATGGCGCGCATCTTGTCGCACGCATACTGGCTGTCGAAAAACTGCACAGCTTGGTCGAGGTCATCAACCGCAGTTGAGAGCCCCACCTTTTTTACGCCTGCGGCGTGGGTCGTTTTGCTTTCCGTGACCAGTTCTGCCGAAAACGGGATGCGCTTGCATTTTTGCTGTTGAAGGGTTCCATCTTCGATAGTTTCAAATGCGCCAACCGTGTCGATGCTCTCAAAGTCGAGGACAATATACGGCAGCGGCGGGCGCACCGCGTTCGGATAGCTGTAAATGACCTTGCAGGTTGGATACAAATCTGCAAACATCGTCCGAACCGCTTCGCGGCACTCAGCTGGTGTCATTGATGCTTTCCTCCTTCTCCCCGTCAACGGCTTCAAACTCCGAGATCCAGTGCTTCAGAATGGTATTCCCCCAGTAGATGGACGATTTGCAGGCGTACCACTGCCCCATGTAAAGCAGACGATCTCCCGTTGTCTGTTTATCCGGTTCCGTAGGAAGAAGCTTGACATCGCTATACACAGTCAGAACGCCGGTCGTAGAGCGACCGGAAGCATCGTCCTGATTGCGGCGCGTTTTGGCCTGTACATCGAGCGGAAGCTGCATATCCGAGTAAGTTGTTTCGGCCGTGCCGCTGTCCCAGCTGGTGCCCTTATAGCGGCGCACAGTGTACATCTGCTTAAAGATGTTCATTTCTTTCCTTTCGTGATAACGTACTGGCAGTTCTGACGCAAAGTGCCCGTATCAATCAGGGGCTTCGTGGAACTTTTGCCCTCAATATGCACAGGCACCGGGCCTTTCTTGCCATATTCATTCACCATCCAGCCGCCCTCGATGGTAATGGGCGCATTGGGTGCCCATTCCTCATCCTTGATTGCATCCTGAATCATGGACTTTGCCTGCGAACCTATCGCATTGGCAACTGCATCAGCTGTTTCCAATGAGGACAGGGCCTGCTGCGAAAACTCTGACAGTTCATCCGAGTGCTTTTTGATGGTGTCCATAAAAGGACGGGCCGGAATCATCACAGAACCGTCTTTGTGGAGGGTTCCGTAGTGGTTCCAGTAGGCAACCTCGGCCAGTGATGTTTCATCGTCAGCCGCCTCTTGGTCTGCCTGATACCCTACCTCTATAGTCACATCGGCCAGTTCGTTCAGGCGCTCCATCGCCGCTCTGCCCTCTGGTGTCAGGTCAAGTCCGATGTCTCCAACTACCGCCATGGGACGGTCTCCTTATCGAATCATGATAGGCACGATGTGCCGGTTCCGAATCGAAATAAACTGCAAGCCGTAGGAAGTAAGCTGGTACTCAGCATCCCCGGTAGTCCCGGCGGTGCTGGTAGCAAAGGAAATGCTTACGCCACCTTCAGATACGCTGGCAAGTCGCCCGGTGTTTGCAATGGTTCCAAGAGAACTGTCGCCATTGCCTGCCATTTTCATAGCATGACACACCAGAAGCGTCACGGCCAGGTTATAGTCCGCCCCGAATTTTTTCTGCGAAATAACCGGTGCTTGCAGGCCAATCCAGAACGAAATATCTTCATCCGGCATGGCTTTAAACTCGGTGCCCACCATCTTTACAATTTTGGTAATGGCGGCGATATCAGGTGCATCCATCAGGATTCAGCCTCTGCCGGAGCATCGGAATCGGGCTCCTGCCCAGCCTTGGCCTTGCCGCGTGTCTTCTTCTCCTGCACTTCCTGCATCAGTCCCATGCTGATGTAAAAGCCAACAGCGTCAGCAAAGGTGTCACCGACTTCTGCAGTATCGCCCGGCAGCAGGGATGCATCGCCGATACAGATGGGCTTCACAGAAATGTTTTTGATCTTCATGGTGTTGCTCCTTTCTTACAGGCCGTAGACCAGGCAGGCAGACAGAGGATAAGGAATCATCATGCCTGCATCGCGGCCCTCACAGTTGATGACGATTTCCAGGTTGCGATCCTGCGGCGCGTGCTGGAGGAAAGCCATGGGAACCTCGTGGGACATCTTGTCCGAGTCTTTGGTATACAGCAGGCCGATGTTCTTGCCGGTGCTGTTATAGTCCTTGTTGTCCTTGGACAGTTCGCCGGCAACTTCCCAGTTCTTAATCTGGGGAGTGTGATCCTTGATGTAGGACAGAACAGATTCGCCGGTGCCATCGATGCGGCGCAGGTTCAGGCTGGTGTACAGGTCGTTGGGCATGACCCAGCTGTCCGGGTGCTCCACATTCTGGGTCAGGGTGTCGATGTAGTTCAGGATGCCGGCAATGTCGGCCGCAATCTCGTCTGCGGTCTTGGATGCCCAGTCGGCCTTACCGGCTGCGCCGTTCTGCAGTGTATAGATGGGGATGTTATTGCCGGAGGACAGAACGCCGATGATGCCCGTCTTCTCGTCGCCGTGCCAAATCAGGTGATTCACCTTGACATCGTACACCCGGCGGGCCGCTTCAGCACGCGCAGAGTCCAGAGACTTCATAATACCCAGCACCGCATTGCGGCGGCAGGCACGCAGTTCCTGCACGTTGTAGCCGTAGCTGTCGCCGATGTTGACAATTTCCGCACGATGGGGAGTGCCCTTCACATCGACACGGGGCAGGTCGCTGGCGTAGTTGGCGATAACATCAGCAAAGCCAACCGGCTCATAGCTGTGGTATTCGATATACGCAGCTCCCTCATCGGTTTCGCTGGTCTGAGGGAAGATCTTCAGGCCGGACAGCTCCGGGAATTCCTTATCGTACGCCTTGGTCTTGACGTGCGCCAGCTGCTTGGCGAAGAAGATGCCTGCATTGTCGGCTCCATCCAGACGAATCTTCGTGCCGGGGAACGGGTTCTTATATGCCTGGTTAATCAGGGAGGCACACTTGCCGTTCAGGGCAAGGCGGTCTTCCTCGCTGTAACCGTTGGCGGGGTCGAAAGGATTGTACTTAGCCATATTGAACCTCCTTAGATCTGCTCTGCGAACTGGGCGGGTGCAATGCCGTTCTGGGCCGCACCGATGAAGCGGGCCTTGACCGCCAGATTGGTGCCCTTGGTCGGGGTGAACTTGCCTGCATCGTCGCCGGTAATCACAAGATAAACCGGCTGACCGTAAGCAGGTTCCGCCTGATCGGCCAGCTGCACCCACATCTTGCCGGTCTGGCAGACATCCAGAATCTGGCCTTTGCGCAGGAGTACAGCACCATCATCGTCCATCTCCGTATTGGCGCTGTACATCACAACGCCCTCGAACTTCTCGGCGGTCGCGCCGGTTGCAGGAAGGGTGATGTCCTTGCCGGGCTCCGCACCCTGCACAACGCCGCAGCCAAAGAACAGCTTGCCATCCTCTGCACTGTTCCGGCGGGTGACTGCATCGTAATTCGCACGGTCATAAAGCAGGCCGCGCATACCGCGGCTAGGCTCGCCGTAGTTCATCTGTACTGCCATATTGCTCATAGCTTAGTCCTCCTTCTTGCCAGCATGACGCTGGATCATACGATTGCGGGCCGCATCAGGGTCGTTCTTCTTGCCCACATTGCGGACTGCCGCATTTGCGGAATCAGCATTGAACACCTGACGACGCTGGTCTGCCACAGTCTTGCGACCATTGATTTTACCCTTGGCGATATCAAAAGCCGCGTTGATGTAGGCTTTGCTCTTGCCATCCAGACGCATACCCGGAATAACGGCATGAACGACCTTTTTCTTTGCCTGCATTACCGGCATGGATTCCATGCCATCCAGATGCAGCTTATCGCCCAGCCGACACAGTTCCACACGCTGGCTGACCTGCGCCGCAATAGCGCTGGCGCTGTCATGGTTCAGCTGACTGTTGGAATCATCCGGGTTGTCGTCCTCGTCCTCAGTGGGCTTGGTATCGTCCTCTGCGGCGTCAGCGCGGGCATTTGCGGCATCCAGCATGGACAACAGGGCGTTAATGTCCGCTTTAGCCTGACCGTCCTCCATGGCATCACGGCGGGCAGTAATCTCTGCCAGCGCATCGGGCTTTGTAGGATCATCCTCGCCATCATCCTCGGTGGGCTTTGCAGGCTCACCGCCTGCTGCCGGGTCATTTTCATCGTCAGCAGTAGCGCCGCCGGCTGTTGCCGCCATGTACGCCTTGATTGCTGCCTGAATGCCAACGGGGTCAAGGCCGGGAGCCGCAGGGGGACCGCCCGCATCCTCGCCATCATCAGTGGTAGGCTTCGTAGTGTCCACGGTGGTATCATCGTCCTGAGTGGGGTTGTTCATCTTTTCGTTCTCATCCATAGGGGTCATACCTCCATTGTTATCTTGGCTGTCCATATTCAGGCGGGCATCATCACCGGCACGGGCGACAGCAACCAGTGCCAGATGATTGACACGGATATGGGTCTGGATTGCATCATACGGCTCTCCGTTCCATTCTCCGGGTTCCATGATAAGGTCCTGATAATACCCAACAGACAGTTCCCGCAGACCGGATGCCTTTACCGCATCCGGGTCGTCAATGACGATTTTTGCACGAACGGTTTCTCCGTCCTGCTGTCCAGGGGTCAGGATTGTTCCCACTCTCTCCCGGCGGGCATTGTCCTTGTCGATTACCTGCGCATCGTGGGTTATGATGATGGGTTTTCCCTCATAGCTTGCAAGGCTTTCCGGGGCAAACACATCTTCCGGCCTGCGCAATTCTCGACGCTCCGAGCCATCTTCCAGCGTGTACTTGAAGATGCCCGTGCGGGTCAGGATGGGGTTATCATAAAAATATCCCTCGGTGCTGTAATGCTCATCGACAGGCACACTGTCTGTCCGCATTTCGCTCCGAAGGACTAGCGGCGGATTCTGTTTCATTGTTTCTTCTCCTTAAAGGCTGCAGAATTCAGCCTATCGAAGTTAAAGACAGGTTTTGCAACACAGCGGCACTGGTAGTCCTCTCCGGGATTGCAATGCCGCCCGCTATACACTTTGCCGTGCTTTGTCATGTACCACATGGCCGGCGGATCGTCATAACGGAATTTCTGGCCATCAAGTTCACGGTGGCATTCGCGCACACGTTCATCACCTGATGAACTCCAGATATATTCCTCTACCCCAGCGGATTCCTGCCTTGTGCGGGTCAGATTCGCGCTCAGGGTGCCCACCTGGTCACGCGCAAGAAGATTGGCTTTCGACTTGGTCACATCAAACCGGCGTTGAATTTCATTGGAAATCGCCGCCGGGGTGCGGCCTTTTGCAAAACCCTCAATAATGACGTTCTCCATATCATCGAAGCAGTCGCTTTCAATGCTGGTAATGAAGCTGACATTTTGCTCAACCCATCTTTTAAGCATCAGGTCGTATCTTTCGCCGAGAAAGAAGTCGTCATGGATATCCACTCCCAGCGTGGCGCGCACGCTGCGCTGCCATTCTTTGAGTTGCCGCCGGTCGGTGTAGTCAGCGCACCGGCGAACATCCCGTTCCAACGGATCGGTTTTCAGCCGCCGACTGAGCCGGTCACGCATAATGCGGAACCTGTTCTGGATGCGGCGAACCATGTCGCTGTATCCATCATGTCTGATGCTGTCGGAGCCGGTTTTCTGTTCTTCCGCAGCGATAGCCAGAATTTCAGGCATGGATTCTCGCACAATCTTCTGCAGTTCTTTCAACCGCCGATTTTCGATTGCGCGCATCTTGCTTTCTGCCCACTGCGGATACTCCGGCTCGATCTTTGATTTTTTCGTCATTGAAGAGCGCCCGGTCATGCCGGGCCCATTATTCTTCACAGGCATATCCACCTCTTTATCTTTCTGGGAACCATCTTCCCTTTGCAGGCATCAAAAAGACCCTGCATCTCCACCTTGATGCAGGGTCTTTGTTCTTATGGCATGCAGCACTTGAATTTTGACCTTTTGCTTACAGCGCGCATCCGTCCAAGCGCGAAGCGGAAGGAACGCGGTTTATGGCTCCGCGCTGGCTCTGTCATGGAACAGGCCAGAACACTTCGCAGCGGTCTGTTAGGAGCAGGGTCAGTGCTCCCTCATGCCATCGAGGTGCCGATTACGGTGTACGGCGGGTGGTGCTGGGGGTGGGGATTGAACCCACAGCCTGACGTTTACAAGTCGCCTGCTCTATCCTATTGAGCTACACCAGCATAAAAGTCGAGGGTACCGGGCTCGAACCGGCGGTCTGGGAGTCAAAGGCCCATGCCTTATCCAACTTGGCCAACCCTCGATATGGAGCAGTCAACGGGGCTTGAACCCGCGGCATCCTGCTTGGAGGGCAGGCGCTCTACCAACTGAGCTATGACTGCAAACAAAAAGAGCCTTTGCGAGGGACGCTTTCACGTCACCTGCAAAGGCTCTCAATGCCAATATTTTAGTCAAACACCTTTTTGCCTTCGGCAAACTTCTTTTTAGCTTCGTTCAAGCTGATGCGGTTATAACCGCCGCGATAATCAGGATCCGCTCTCTGTACGCCATCATTCACCCAGCCGCACACGGGGCATTCCTCAAAATCGTTGTCTTCATCAAAGCTATGCTGCCCACATACCGGGCAGAGGATTTTCTCAGTCATCTTCGATTCCTTCTAATTCAAGCTGACGTTTATAGTAATCTTCCCCATCGTCAGGCTTGAACATCGTTCTTACGCCCTTCTCTGGGGAACCTTTTGCAAAGTCATTTTTCTTCGCGTCATACCGGCACACAAGGCCATCTTTTGTCTTGTAGCCTTTTATACCGTTTCCGCACGGGCTTTCCAAAAGTTGAACCGCCCGCTTTTCGTACTGCTCCTTTGTCGTAATGCCATCGGGAGCGTACTCAGCGGCGTGAGTTCTTCCATTCTGCCAGTGGTTGTTCAGCTTCTGCTTGTTGGGGAAACCTTTCACCTTGAAAATGTTCGCGCCTTTTGCCGAAACTGCGTTAGAATTTATTTTAGCATGACTTTGAGAATCATTCAAGTCTTTTGATGAATTTTCCTCGCTCGATACATCTTTTGATGATGTAGAACCGCCAGAACTGGAGAACTTTCCATCTTCATCGCGGTTGTGCTTGCTCTCGTCAAAATCATCCAGTGTAATGCCCAGCCGGTCAAGGTATTCTTTCACGCTTCTGAGAAACGGTTCAAACACAAGTCCACCGGGCACATCCTGTTTCAAAATCTGTTCAGGGGGCATCCATGTAGCCGTGAACATCTCCTTTTGGTCACACCGAGGAACGCCATCGAAGCCATTGACGAGATATATCTGAACGGGAAGCACCTCATCCGGCTTGCCCTTGCAGTTGCCGAGATAGGTAATATCTCCCACGTCAATATTGAACTCTTCCTTTGCTTCCCGGCGGAATGCCACGCTCGGCGTTTCCCCGGGTTCGATGTGACCGCCGGGGCCGCACCAGCCTTGCCCATCGGAGCGTTGTCCGCAGAGGATTTTCCCATCGTTCAAGACAAAGCCGGCAACATAACCGCATTCTCCTTCATCCGTAACCAGGTTGCCTGCCGCAGGCGGGTTCTGCGGATTGGTCGGCTGGGGAACGTCAGCCCCACCCAAGCCCCAGTCCTGATTGACATCTGCTTCTGTGATGATGTTTTCAGGGTCAAACTGTTCATCCTGCGCCAAGGACTGACGAACCTCGGGAATTTCCAAAATGCCAGCTGTAACGTAGGTAGACACAGTCTGTGCTCTGGTAAGTTGGGCCGCGGCATTCGCCTGGTCCTGCGTAGCCTTTTCATCATCAGACAGGCTCCATGCGCTTTTGTATGTGATGGTGTACTCCGGCACCTCTTTGATTTCGCCGTTCCACACCATTCCGCGCAGAATCAGTTCGACCAGCGTGCGGGTATTGTCCCGGAGGTCGCCAGACTGGATGCCGGACACAGCCTCCTTATAGTTCTCCATATCCCCTTCACCGGTAGCATTCTCGCCCGCTGGAGAGCGGCCAAAGAGCCTTGTTTGCGGGATATGGCTCACAGCGGACAGCATTGCGCAGGCATTGTCCAAGATGTCCTTAACGCCGGCCACAGACAGGGATTGAATGCCTACATCTTCGCCATCTGCATCAATAAAGACCATATTCAGCAGATTGCGGGCAAGGTCAAGCATTTCCATACGCTGAAGCACCGTATCGTCACCGTCTGCCGTGGACAGAACATTGGCAAGGTTCTTCATTTTGTATGTCACCATCGACAGCCGTTCCAGCAAGCGAATGGAGTAGCCCGGACCGATGCAGGCATTGCGAAGTTCTTCGCGGATGTGCATATACTCCGGTATGCCCCATGTGCGGTAGAGGTTTGACATCGTGGAGCCTTCGGGGATTTCTCCATTGTGGAACACTAAGCATCGCGAGGAATGCACTACATAGCTGCCGTACACACTGTTTATCTGATAAAACTCCGGGATGCCAGTTCCGCCTTTGCGGTAGTTTTCATCGTCAGGGTTGTTCTCATAGCCGTTGATCCACAGCGGAAACACCTCATTCCGTCCGTAAACCAGCAGTTCTTCCACGCCATGAACGTCCCGCCAGTTCAGCGGGTCCTGAAGAAGTCTACCATCATCCACCAGCATAACAACAGCAGAGCCGCCAAACAACCGTGCCCATTTTAACGCTTTCGCGAGTTTGCTTTGGTAATGGATAGTCTGCAGATGGTCGTCAAGACGCTTCTGCAAATCCTTATCCTTGATGCCAAGGTCGATACCATTCTTGGTGGCATCGTCTGCCGGGGCATCAATGATGGTCGAGAATAGCCCGTTTCCTGCATAAAGGTCGGCCAATTCCGCATCCGTCACAGCTGCACCGGTTGCCCACTGGTAATACTCGGTGCTGTCGTGCTGGGTGCCGTACTTGTTCAGCACATTGTAGTAACCGTCAAGGCGCAGCTGTGTTTTAATTTTTCCGGGAATGACTTTTTTCACGCTTTCTCCTTTCCGATTACGTTAAATCAGACTGCGTACATCAAAGATGCCGCCCTCGTACAGCGCAAGGGCTACCGCATCAGCGCGGTCAGGACTGGTCAGACCACGCTTTTTCAAGGCATCCTTGCTTTCAAGCTTCAACTTTGCTGGAGCACCACTAAAGATATATTTACGGGTGGTAAGCTGCCCTATCAAGGTTGAATCGTTCGGGATATGCAGGGTGCCCGCCGTGGCCATATCCCGTAGGACCGCCCACATCCACGTTGCGATATCTGCATAGCGCCCGGCGGCTTCCTTGTCCGGCACAGCGCTGGAGAAGTTTACCGGCACGACCATCAGCTTGGTTAGCTTCTGCCGAATCTTTTCTCGGTTGAGTATGTCGGTCACGCCTCCGCCAACGCCGGTGTCATCAATGACCGCATAAATAAGACCGCGGTACTGCGGATACGCTGCACGCAGGGTTTTATATATCGCAATGATATCGTCTGCCGTAGCGTACAGGTCTTGGCCGTGGCGTGTGACCAGCTTTTGGATATCTCCATCAATGTTCTGTGCAATGGCCGTATCATCGTTGCCAAAGCGGGCAACGTCACACCCGATGGATATCCGGGCTGGAGAACAATGTTCCAGAGGTTCAGTATTGACAGCCTTTGTGGCGAGTGCCATCGGAATAAAGACATCGTCCTCATTCTCCGGGAACTCTCCGTCAACACGGACACGGACTACATTGCTGTTCTTGCCGAACTTCCGCTCCAAGTCAGCGATATTCTGCTTATTCGTGCGGGGGCTGTCCCTGCTGGACACCTTCATGCAGTAGTAGGACTGGGCGTCCACGGTATGCGAATCGTGGAATGTGCCAGTGTTCTGCGTTGGGTTTCCGCACATCAGTAAGCGGTTGTTATCGCCGGAAAGCGTGCCCTGTATAGCCTCCATGATGGGGTCAGCAACACCAGATGCCTCATCCACCACGAAAAGCATATTGTCTTCGTGGAAGCCCTGCATATTCTCCGGCTTGGTGGCTGTTCGAGCCACGGCGAACCAGCGTTTCTCATGTCCTCTCATGTAAACACGAGTCTTTGTCCATACAAGCATAGCCTGCAAGACAGGGCTGCGTTCCTGCCACTTGGCAATCTCAGCCCAGAGGACATCATTTAACTGCTGACGAGTCGGAGCCGTGCACACCACGCGTGGATACGGGAAGCAGGACAGAAACCAAAGGACTAGGTTCGCTTCAAAAGCAGTCTTGCCAACACCCTGTCCTGAGCGAATTGAAACCTTGCGGTGTTGTGCAATAGCTGTGGCGGCTTCTTTTTGCCACGGATCAGGCTTGAAGCCAGTGACCTCCGCAAAGAATTTGCAGGGATTTTTGCGGTACAAGGGCACCCGCCGGGCAAAGACTTCACGTTGCTTCATCGCCATCGTCTGCGCCCTCCGATTCCGCATCCGCGGCTTCAACGGCCGCAACCCAATCGTCTACCAACTCGTTCTTGCCGCTGTTGCTCATTCTGCGCAGGTCGGCAAGCTGTTGTATCACCTTGGACTTCTGGCGCTGTACATCGGTCAATAGCCGCTCTAAGCGTTCCACGATAAGGTAGCTTGATTCAATGGTGGTTGATGTTTCTACGGTGGTGCCGGGGAGCCTTTCTTCCCGACTGACTTTGGCATCTATCCGCTCAATGTAGACCTCCTTGTCGTGGGCCTCTTTTTCCTTATCCTCATCCAAGCGGGTAAACGACCGGCTGGACTTGGATGTGTGCACCGACTGGATGTGCTGCTTTTTTTCCTGGACTGCGGAAATGCGCTGAAGCAGAAAAGCCTCCCGGGCAGTCAGCAGTTGAAGTTCCTGTATCAGCAGATCTTCTGCATCCACATCCTTCGTGCAGTCCTGAATGGCTTTTTGGTTTTCCTCTGAAAAAGAGCCAAACATCACCGCAGACCAGCCACCGTGTTTCAAGGCATTCTGGTTACCCGGCGGCGCACCTCCATGGTTGCCAACTGCATTGACATTACCCAGCGGTGCACCCGGCTTTGGCTTGCCATCCTGCGGGGCTTTCTGGGTGCATTTGGAAGATGCACCCTTGGGGTGCGGCGGGGTGCGTTTCTTGGGTGCACCCTTTTGTGCATCCCAATAGCGCTTCTTCCACGATTTCACAGTGTTCGGCGATACGTCCAGCTTCTTTGCGATTTCGGTGCATCCCATCCCTTTCTTATAAAGGGTGAACGCCTTATCTCGCTTTTCCATCTACATCGCCACCACTATCCTTCTTCATTTTCTGTCCCGGTATCTACCCGGGCTGTTGTGTTGTTCCGAAGAAAAAGCGCCGACCCTTTGTAGAGCCGGCGCCGCGTCCCCTCTCACACGACCTTTGCGAGAGCGGTTTTAGAGATCATCAGGTTTCCCAGTTCCACGGCCAGGAATGTGCCCGCGAACAGGCCAGCACTTGTCAGCCAGAACGGCGCGCCGACCATCATAGACAGCTCCACACCGATGAACAGAGCCACGGACAGGGAGAGAATAACCGCTTTCCACAGAATCCCCAGCTTTTTCCACGGCCCCCAGACCACCAGTGCGTATGCAGTCCCCTCAGCCAACAGACCAAAGAGCACATCGACCGGGCCGAAAGGACTCGTTGCGTTTGCGATTGCAATTCCCAACAGCACCGCCGGGGCATACCGTTTATCCTTGAACGGGAGCGCACACAGCATATTGGCCACGCGGAACTGCACAGCTCCCCAGGACAGCGGGTTCAGGGTAGTTAATGCGACATACAGAGCCGCGACAACTGCAGTTTGGCAGAGGGCTTTGGTGTTTTTCATGTTCCCTGTCCCCCTCATACCATAACGACCACATTACCGTGGGGTGCGTCATTCACCGCGGATTCGACCATGATCCAGCTGGGGTGCACTTCCTCAACCAGCTTTTTCTTCAGCTTGCTGGCCGCTTCCTCGATGACCAGGCTTTCACCTTCCAGACATTCGCGGATGAACTTGTCGATCTCGCAGTAGTCCGGGATAATCTCTGCCGGCTCCATGGTCACGGTAAATTCATTGGTGTAGTCTGCCTTTCCGATGGGGCAGAAGCACCGGCATTTCTGCTTGTAGACGATTTTTCGCACGCCGTAGCGATTTTCAAACTTAGCCATTGTTTTCTTCTCCTTTCGGCTTCTGAACGATGAACAGCAGTTCTTTTGCCTCACGCGGGAACGGAATCGCCATAAAGGCTGTGAGGAATGCAGACGGGACATAGGCTTTCATGCGGGTGTAGAAGTCCCGCAGTGCCGGTTCCTGCTTGGAATAGAACTCGTCCATTTCCCGGACGCTGGTGACCAGGCCCACTTCCTGCACAATGCTGAATCCGATTTCGGCCAGCTTGCTTTTCAGCTCATCGTAACCCCACTCATAGACGTGGGCGCGGTACTGGGTCTGATACCCATTGCCCGGGGTATTCGGGCAGGAGAGAAACATTTTTGCACCCGGCTTCATCACCTTGTAGCATTCTGCAAGGCTTTTTGCGCCGTCCGTAGGGTGCATATGCTCAATGGCAGAGGTGTAAATCACAAAATCGGCAAACCCTGCCGGGATGACTTTCGACATCTCAGCAACGTTGCCCAGCTTCCAACCCACCCGGAACGGGTAGTAGGAAGTCAGATCTTTAGGTTCAAGGTTCTTTGCGGTTGCGCCGCGCATAGCCTCTTTGATGTTCGCTTTGCTGATGTCTACGCCGGTATAGGATGCAATATCCTTTGCGTAGTAGCGCAGCAGCGGGAGCATCAGAGAGCGGCCGCAGCACACATCCAGCACGTTCATGCCCTTTTTCGCCATGTGGGCGGCGGCAAGGTGCTGGATATAGTTCATTACGTCCAGATTGGTGAAGAAACCGTCTCTGAACTGCATATAAAAATTCCGCATCTGGTAGGTGGTGCAGAGAATTTTTTCTCTGTCCATGCCATCCTCAACGCGGTATACGATATCTTTATCCACGCCATTTTCCTTTCGTATCAAGGTACTTCTGGTATTTGATCCACTCTTTCAGCGCATACTCTCGGCGAATCCGGTAGTCTGCGCCTATCATGCCCTTCGGGGGCCTGACCACAACCATTTCTGAGCCGTTGAAGTAGGACAAGCCGCCAAAATTGACCTGTGTAGTCCATGTGGTGCTGTCCACGCTATAAAAGCCAAAGTCAACTGCATCCTTTTTGGTGTAGCCCAGGCCGTGCACCCGCACCCCGCAGGCGTTCGCATACTGCACCAGCCGTTTGATGTAGCCGTACTCGCTGGGCTGAATGTGCTTGATTGCGAAGCCGCCGATACCAATATAGGGATAATCCCTACACAGGCTTTTAAATTCGTCAAGGCCGCGGGAGCGATGCCAGACTGGAATGCTCTGCTTGCCCGTCTCAGCTTCAAGGCGGGCTCTCATGCGCTTTACGGCATCATAGCCTACGATGATATCTACGTCCAACTCGAAGAAGTGTTGCACGTTGTGGCGGTTGATGAAGTCGATATACCTGCTCAGGTACCCGTCCCAATCCACTGGCTTTGATGAAGCCTCTACCCCGTGCATAAACGTGAATGCCCCGCTGTCGAGCAAGAACATCTTCCACTTCGGCATTTCCTCGACCTGCCACGGCTTGATATAGAAAAAGCTCTCCAGAACGTACTCCGGCCTGTTTTCCCGCACGATTTTCTCTGACGGGAATGTTCCCGCCAAACACAGCCTCATGTTTCAAACCATTCTCCGCAGTGCGGGCACTGGATAAGCTTAGAGCCGCTCTGTTGCGCCGTAGCGGGCTGAAAAGGTGCAGGCTGTCCAGATTGCTGGCTTTCGGGGTCCGGGCCTGTATCGGTCGCTTTGGGCGGCTGTTGGGCAGGCTCCGTGAAAAACTCCTCAAAATCAGAATCGTCCACATCCCGGAGCAGACCATCAAGTTCCACTTCGCTGAAGCCGGTGCTGCTCAGATCCACATCCAGCGCCTGCAGTGCATCCATTTCGGCGCGGAGGATATCGTCATTCCAAGAAGATGCCTCTGCTACCTTGTTGTCTGCAATACGGTACGCCTTGACCTGCGCGTCCGTCAGGTCATCGACCCGGATGCAGGGCACTTTGTCCATGCCCAGCCGTTTTGCGGCCTCATAGCGGGTGTGTCCGGCAATGATCGTGCCTTTTCCATCAATCAAGATGGGCACCCGGAATCCAAATTCCTTGATGCTCTGGGCTACCGGGCCAACAGCCGCTTCGTTGTTTCTGGGGTTGTTCTCATAGGGATGGATCTGCGAAATATCCTGATACACTACTTGCTGATTCATTTTTTCTCCCTTCTTTGCTTTCCCCGCTGGCGTGGCGGGACAAATTGGGGAGCGGCGGTATTTTTCCTCCTTTCCGGGCATAAAAATACCCGCCCGGTGGCGAAACCGGGCGGGCAATGCGCTATGATTAGAATTTTACGGTATTATTGTACCACTTTTGCCGTGACGCGTCCATGACATCTTTTTGACATCGAGCTAAGACATTTCCAATGCGTCGATACCAAACATCAGCATCGAGATTTTATCCACTGCTGCATCATGGTCACGGTAAACCTGCCGGGCGCTCACGTTTTCCTGCATTGCGATCTGCTCCACAGGCTTGGCGGTCTCGTCAATGTACATGGCCTTGATGATGCGCAGGCCCCGCTTCAGAGCTTCATTGTCGCTCTGGGCGCAGTAGGTTTCGTACAGGCCAAGCATTGCATCGATATGGCGAATCATAATTTTAGTGCGCCGGCAGCTGTTGCGGATGGATTCAACCGTAATGGCATTGTTCCGCTGGAGCATCATGTCCAGCAGTTCCAGTGCGGTTTCTTCCTCCTGACCATCATGTTCGCCAGCCTCGTCCGTATAGACCGCACCCGTGCAATGTTTTTTGAACATCCGGTAGTTCTTCAGGAGCAACTTCGTGTTCCGCAACCGGCGGTCACACCGGCCTGCAGCTTTACGGGCCTGCTCGGCCACAACTTCCTTTGCACCCTCGCGGGCAGCTTTGCGGGCAGTTTCTTCGATGAACGCCATCATATCTTCCGGGATAGTCATTTTGCGCATCCTCCTGTTCTACGTTGCCAAAATCCATCAATTTAGGTATAATAGAATTGCTTTTCTCGGGGGATTGCGCAAGCAGTCCTCTTTTTGTTTGCTCAAATTGCGCTCATGCGGCGGGAAATTTCACTCTGGCTCAAAACGGCCAGCGGCTGGCGGGTAATGCCGCGCTCTGCTGCCATCTTAGCCGATACGGCCTCCATTGCCCGCAGCATATCTGCCCTCTGGGCTTCTGCGGAGCCGCCGGGCAGGATATGATCTTTGCTTTCCCGCATATCGTTGATTTTGAGTTCTTCCTGCAAAGCCTGTTCCGAACAGCGGCGAAGCAGTTCCATTGCATAGGCTTCACCGTCCTGCTCTACCCATCCGATGTACTGCCGGTAGTTATCCAGCGTTTCCTGCTTCAAGCGGGCAAGCCGTTCCTTGCCGAAGCCGAAGGTCAGGTGCGTTGTTGCCGCCATAACCAGCCAGGCGATCTCTGCGCCCTCGTTCTGGGCCATGCGGAGCTGCTCTTCCCTGCGGTTGCGCGGAGCCTTGGTCTGCGGAAGCCGGACCTCAAAATCACAGATGCCTTTCAAGTCCTCCCGCATGGCATCCGTTGCACTCTTGCGGTTCTCGGTCAGAATTTTTGTCCTATGCAGAAAACATACATTTTTCTGCCGTATCATTTTTTCTTGCTTCGATTGCGACCTCATAGCACGGCACCCTTATTCACTCCTTTCCTGCCCGCCGATTGAAGTACACCGCCGGCGAAACACCGCGTTCATCACAGTCCTTGTTGTTGAAACTGACGATTGCACCGCAGTTTTTCTTATTGGTGCACCGAACGCATTTCATGCCCGTGACGCTCACGACTTCATAGGTCGGTGCACCACAGAACGGGCATTCCCGGCTTCTAGGTTCAACGTGTGCTTTCATTTTTTCTCCTCAAATCTATTGCAAAACTCTGGGGGATCGTCAAAGGGTGGCAGATCCCAAAAATTGCAGACATATCTGCAGCACACATCGTTTTTTGCCCTTTTAAAGCGCAGATGGGCACACTTGTCACATAGTGGTGCTTTTCTTTTAGGAATTTCAGACGCAATGAGCACCCCAGTTGCACAGCTCACTGCCATAATCTGAAGCCACTTCAAAATAGTTTTGAAAATCTCTAATGCGGTCACTTTTCTTTTCCTTTCTTGCAGCACCCCATGTAATACTGTGTAGGCTCCCAGTCAGAAAGAACGATTTTTCCGATTTTGTCACACCAGCTGTCACCCTCTCCGACGTACATACAATTGGGGCAAGTATCAGGATTACATACCCTCTGCGGCCTGTCTTTTCGACCCCAATGATGTTTCTTTGCCATCAGGATCCTCCCCTACGCACCGGCTTCTTGCCGTTCCCAGCAAACTTTTCAGGCCGTTCATCGCTCATGCCGCGGACCAGCACCCGTGCTCGTTGGTCATTCGGCATCTGATAGATGCAGCCAGTCGGAATGTGCATATACAGGTCATTCAGGACAGCGCGGGCAATTTCCGCTGTTTCATACTGCCCCAGACGATAGACATTTCCGCCTCCAGTGGGTACCGCCTTTATTTCATGCTCAGGACTCACATACACGCTGGTGCACTGGGCAATGTTCGTGATGGAGTCCCATTTTTTATTCATGACGTACATTCTGCATCCTCCACATAAAACCAGGATTGCGGTGGACGCCGAATCTCTACAGGCTCATAGCCAAATTTTGTTGCCCGCAGTCTTGTGAAATCACTTAACGGTCGTGGGCGGTCGTAAATTTTCAGGTCGGAAATGTGCCAGCCATACAAGTCTTTCAAATCTGCATAACTCATCCCGGACTTCCATCCGGCATAGTCTTTGACTTGCGGTACTGTGAGACAGCTTCCAGAAATTGCAGATTCGATATCTTCTTTGACGACACAGTATTCAGGTCCAATGCGTCGGATGTCATCGCAGACGAACTCGCCAATAACCATCTGCATGGCGCTGTCTATATCATCTGGCACACCAATGCCATCCCATGTGATAAACTTGGTCTTTCCGTGATAGATTTCTCCATCATACGATTCTTCGCCATCTCTGAAAATCGTAATGAGTTTCTTTGGAGCTTTTGTGCAGTAGATGTAGCATTTGAACGGCACTTCAAGGTTTGGCGCAGTTTTGCGAATTTCAACCGTCTTCCGCAGGTTTGCGATTTTCTTGCACCAGTTGGGCCGGATGCTCAGTAAAACAGCTTTACTCACTTTGCACCTCCCCGCCGTCCAGGTCGCCTTTGAGCTGTTCGAGCTTTTCGAGCACGATCTGCTGTACCTCTTCAGGCTTGCCGACGATCTCAACGAGCTGCGCCAGCATGATGTAAACATCCGCGATTTCTTCCCTGACGCTCTCGTGGGCGACCTTGATCTTCGCACCGTTGCGGTAGTTGAAGGTTACGGCCCGCTGGAGATTGCAGATTGCCTTCGTGAGCTCTGACATTTCCTTGATCGCCATCTGGAGTTGCGGGGTGGTGCCGTACCGATTGATTGCCCGCCGGATGGTGCTCAGACCGTAATTAGGAATGACCGGGATTCCTGCATCCTCGTACCATTTGAGCTTTTCCCGCAGGGTCGCGTAGGCCCACAAAATCGTGTAATGCTCTGCAATCAGTCCATCGATGCTCTGCTTTGGGTCATCGAAGAGGTGATCGGTCAGGCTTTCGGAGAGTTCCATATCGTTGCAGTTCAAATCGATGCTGCTGCCATGGCCCTTGACGAGCTGCCGCGCGTACTCGGTCAGTGCCATTTCAGGTTGCCGCAACCATACCCAGCCGTCCTCGCTGACGTCAGTAAAGTTGAGGGCAGTCTGAAAATTGTCCACCGGGTTGTCGGTCGTCAGCCTCGGAACACTCTTAATCTTTTGCTTATCCATTCTATACCTCCTCAAAAATCCCAGTCGTCGGGGACATATAAACGGCACTCTCCATCCCCGTTGTCGCTGGTCGGTTTATCAAACGGGCAGCCCGGGCAACCATTTCCGGTTGCCAAGTGGCAATGGCAAAAATCCATCAAATAATGGGCCATGTCCTCCGGGCTCGTAATAGCATATTCAGGGTTGGTCTTCGCCTCCTCAGTTTCGAAGAAAAACTTAATCGGCTTTTCGTTTTCAATAATATTCCTGTAAGCTACGCCAATTTTATAAATATAGTTATCACGCAGCTTACGGGGGATCTCGGCAATATACCGGCGAAATACTTCCAGGGAGTTTGCGCGCTTATAGTGGTTGCACATCCGGCAGGCGGGCATAAGGTTTGAAATATCATCTGCCGCGCCATCTACTTCATCCCACACCCGCAACGGTCGGAAGTGATCTACTTGCATATCTTTGTAGGCAATCGCCCTGCCGCAATATGCGCAGCGACCTCCGTACTTCCGGTATACCGCCTCACGGGTTTTCTTATTGATTGCCATTCTGTGTCATCTCCTTCGGTGGCAAAGGCATCCAACCAACAACAGGCCGATCAACCCGATTGTTGTAAACCTCATCCGGGTTAAAGTGGCGGTATTCCCACCAGCCTTTCGGGATTCGATAGTCGTCCTGTTCCTCGTCGTATGTCCCCCAATCGGGAAGATTCTCCCAATTCCATTCGCTATCTTGCAAAAAAACGTTTCCATCCTCATAATGCGCCGTCGTTATTCCGTACCCGTCAATTTCGTTGCAGTACAGAATCAGCACTTCTGTTTCTACCTTCGGCGGGTCTTTGTCGGGGTCGCGCCAGAAAGAAAGTAGCGCTCCTTCCTGTGCAACAGGAAGTTTCTCGACCTTTTCCCGCGCTACCCGGAGAGTCGCAGAAACAACATCATTCGCACTCGGCTTCTGAATCGTGTTATACTCCAGGCATTTCAATACGTCCTCACGGTTGATGTACTCATCCATTGTCTTTCTCCTCATAAATGTCGAGCTTCATGTCCAGTGTGTACGGGGTGTCCACCGCGACGTCTGCGTCCGGGTCAAACTGTACGTCCAAGCTCCCATCTTTCAGCGAAATGGTGAGTACACAGTTATTGAGTTTCACAGTGAAGCTATCGCCATTGTTCAGTTTTTTGCCATCCGCCGCGTACAACTCAAAAGCAGCCGTAACTACGCCATTCACGCAGTCCATCAGACCTCTTTCACTCATTAGGAACCACCTTCATCTTCACCACATTGAATTTTTCATACTCCGGGTAGCAAGCTCTGGCCATCGCCTTAGCCCGTACAGCAGCACGCTTAATGCCCTTTTCATCGACAACAACGCACGGCAGGAGCGCAGAGCCACGTTTCCCGGATGCAGCGATCAGCATCTCATACTTTGCCATCGTCTCGTCCTTTCTTCGATTTCGGCGGGTGCGCTTCGCTCTGGCGGTCTATATCACCATCCACACAGCACGCCGCATAAATCAGAAGTGCAGCCATCACCGCCAGAATTGCCAGAACAATCCAAATGCTCATTCTGTGTCACCCTCCCAGCAAATTGTTTTTCGCCATGTAGCCGGCCATCAGGTCAGCATAGGCGCGCTTGGGCATATCGGCCGCGCCGTTACGCTCCAGCAGTTCCTTGATGCTGTATTCCTGACCTTGGCCATCAACAGCGCGTACCCTTGTGCTACCCCGATTAACCACCATAGGCTTTTCATCCCGGGGATGGATGCCAAAGGGCATCTTAAACCCTTTTTCAAACACCCACAGGTGATAGGTATCGGCGGCATCCACCAGCCTGTCCTGCGACGGGTATACCTCGATGGCGGCGCGCTTTTCGCCGAACAATTCGTTTTTGATCTACATCTTGACCGCCCACGGAATGTCCCCGCTGCCATCGCACTTGCCGCGCCCTGCGGCCGACGTGATAGCAACGTGCTCGACCTTGCCGACAGGCGTGCGGAGCAGGCGGGACATAACGCTGTACTGTCCATCCTCGCTGACCCATGCCCGGTCCATCTCGCGCATCCAGCCGTGATAGGGCACGCCCAGTTCTTCGACTGCCTGCTTCGGGGTAATTGTTTCAGTCCATTTCATTTTTTCTGCTCCTCTCCAGCTTCTTTCATCAGGTATGGTGTGTCGCTCATGTTTCCAACCACTTTTCCAATGTAGAGCAACGCCCGAAGACAGCACGGGTTGTAGTCGCGTGAGTTCTTGCCGGCAATCTTTGCGTAGAACCCGATATGGCTCACGCCATAGGCAATGTACTCGCCAAACTCCACAGAGAAAATCCGCTCGTTGGAGCCGGTGGTTTTGATGATGTCGCCCTCAAAGGCCATCGTTCCTTCCATGTCCTTTACGCCAGTGCTCATGCCGATTGTAAATGGCTTGACCAGATGGGCGTATGCCGGCTCTTGCTCGGAGTTGATGTACCAGCCCTCACCCGGGCGGCTGTTCTTCACGCCCGGGGAGCGAATCAGGAATCCTTCATGCCAAACGCCATCTGCAGACTGCCCGCGAAAAGTTCTATCCTGCATCATGCTTCACCCCTTACCTTAACGGGAAGCACCAGCGCTTCATACTGCGGTTCAATCAGCTTTACAGGGGACAGCGGCCCAACTACCCATGCGCTGACTTCGTCCTCTTCCATCGACTTCAAAGCCTCGCTCAGAAATTCAAGGTTGAAGCCGATTCGCAAGGGGTCTTCCAACTTTCCGCTAAAGGAAAACTCCTCATTCATTTGCGCGATCGTGCTGCGCATTGATGCTCTGCCGGTGCCGCCGGGCTCCAAGTCCATTACCAGAACGCTCTTTTCCTTTGCGTCTGCAGACCGGGCCAGCTTGACGCGACCCAGAACGCCCAGCAGTTCTTTTCTGTCAAGCGCAATTCGGGTTCCTTCATTTCTCTGGGCCACAACCTTACCATAGTCCAGGAACGGTTCCGCAATCAGGCGGGACTTCACCTCGAAATTGCTGTCACTGAAAACAGCCTTTTTCCGGTCACGCACAATTTCCACGCTACCATCCATAGAAAGCGTATCAACTGCCTTTGCCGTGGCCGCAGGAAGCGTAAAGCGAAAATCACCATCAGCTGTGCAATTGATTCTGGCAATCGCCATCCGGTATCCATCCAGCGCACAGATTTCCAGCACATCCTCGCCTTTCCGAGAGAAGCACAGGCCACGGTGCGCAGGGTGTTTTTCGTCCTTCGACACCGCATAGAGGACTTTGGAGATTGCCCAGCTTAAATCGTTGGCCCCCACGATACACCGCTTTGCATCATTGCCCGGGCCAGAAAACTCCGGGTAGTTCTCTGCCGGCGTTGTGTTCAGGCGTGCCCTGGCCGTGCCGGATTTCACGGTAAGGATTCCTTTATCGGCCTCGATGCTGATTTCCGGTGCTACCGTGCCGCTGATAAAATCAACACCGCGCGGTGGAACCACCACATCCTGCTCAACCGGCTTGGACAGACCAGCACGGACGCTCAGTTCCAGATTGGTGGCGTATGCATTGGAGCCGCTCAACAGGATTCCTGCATCATCGGTGCCCACCGCCCGAACCTCCGGCACCGCCGTGCGCAACTTGGAAAACAGCGCTCCAAGTTCGCTTCGCTCAAACTTCATCTTCCTTTTCTCCTTTCTCAAAGTGCTTCATGCTGAATTTTCCATAGCATTCAGGGCACATATAAGCCACCCGCTCCGGGTTATCGCCACGCTTTCTGCGCAGGAGCAGGGCGTACATTTCCTTCATAGGCCGGTACTTGCCGCAAACGGTGCAATGTTCCCACAGCCGCTTTTTCTGTTCCACTGTCGGGATTTTCTGCAAAAATGCCGCAGGCTTTTCCCGGCGCATATTCTCAGCGCCCACTATGCTTTCCATGTTGCTCCGCATAAACACCGGCGTACCAGCTGCATCTGCCGATGTCAGAATGTCCTGTATCCATCCAGCCTTTGGAATAACCTTTTCGGCATTTTGGCCTGTTTCCGCTCCAATAACTGCCCATTTCAGCTTTCGGAACGTTTTTGTTGCATCGCCTTCAAACGGTCCGAGAAGCGGCTCTATGGCTACGAACGTATTATACTTTTCGTTTGCCCACACGCTGTCTGACAGAATCGTTGCGGTAGAGCCGTACCAGAAATTGTTTTTCTGTGGAAGTACCCCATGGTTTGCAAGATTCTGATATCTCACCGGGTACTGCGTCAAGAAAACGTACTGGTGCTGGGGTGCCATTTCGGCCGCAGCGAATACCTGAAGAATCCAATCTTCCGGCACCCACGGACCAAACAAGTCGCCGTCCGTGCATACCATGATGGTTGAGCCCACTTTGACCTTTTGTGGCCAATCCATGCGATACTTATGTATCGTGGGCATAAATCCGGTTGGGTTGTTCAGAAAGCGGTTATTCGTGGTTTCCCATGGAGCGTCCAGCGCAAAGAGGTTCGCTCCGACCTGCTGAACCTTCGGACGTTCTGCAAGATTTCGTCTCCAATCGCTGGCAAAGCGTAAAGCGCTCTTTTTTGCGTAGCAATATCGGCAGTCTTTCAGACATCCTGTTACAGGATTCCATGCGTAATCCGCCAATTCGTTTTTTGTTCTGTTCACCGATAGATCCTCCCCGACTGACTGTCGATCAGGACAATGCGCTCTGCAATCTCAAACCCTGCGGCATCTGCCACATACCGCAGAACGTGAATAAGATCATGCACCCGTTTCTCGTCCTTCTGGATGTTATTTTCAGCACGCGCCCGGGTGGGGTCCGGCGCACCGCTGGGGTTGTGTCCTTTGCGGGTATCAGGCATTGCTATCCCCCTTGTCCAGAATCATATAGTACTCGTACTGGGTGCCCGGGTTGGCGTTTGGACGGCGGCGCACGATGTCAACCCGATACCCCGCTTTCAGGAGCAACCGTCCCAACTCTAAGCGTTCATCTTCCGAGAGTCCTTTTGCCTTAGACGGCGCAAGGGAAAGTTCGATTTTAGCCAACACGCTTTTCTACCTCCATCAGGTCGTGCATCAGCTCGTCAACCAGCAGCTTACCGGCATTCGCGCCTGTGCGAATAATGTTTCCGTTTTCCTTTAACTCTGCAAACTCCTGTGCACGGATTTCTTTGGACTGCTTTGCAAAAGAAATTTCCGATGCTGTCATTCGGCCTTGCACCACTTGCTGCCATTCCTCGATGAACGGCTTGGCATCTTCCAGATCTGCATACTGGTCGTTGCTATAACTGCGTTTCTGCCGAACTGTACCGCCCGGCTCCACCTCCAAGGTGTACCACGGCGTATTGGGGTCAGACTTCTTTCGCAGGAAGAAAATGTAGCTTTCCCGAACAGAAATGCGCTCAAAGTATCTGGTCCCGCGCTGGATGCAGTGGTCAAGGAACTTACTCTCCTGCAAAATGTCCTTTGCGCCCTCCGGCACCCGGATAATGTACTCCGCTCCATCGTACTCATAGATTTTACGGATCTTCTTGTAGATGTTTTCGATATGGAACTGCTTTTCCAGCTGTTCCGCTTCCCTTCTGATAGAGTGTTGCGTGCCTTTCATGGCTTCCATCCGGTGCTGTTTATTACGCTCCAGCACGAGATCATCATGCCGGCGTTTCAGGTCAAGCGGGAACATTACGCTTTCAAGCTGCATATTCATACCCGATTTCTCGGCCATATCCAAGTAGTCCGACCAATCCTGTGCAACTCTGAGAACAATGTGCCCATCGTATTTCCCGGTAACGCGCCTAGTCTGCTGGCGAAGGTACTTCAAGCTGCGTGTCATGCCGTATTTCTGCAAGGTATCGCACATTCCCATGACATCCTGAATCTGTTCGGTCATGGCAAGATGCTTGCAATCAATGGGCAGTCCCGCCTTTTTCCATGTCGCCGCCCACTTTACGCGCTCGAATGACTTTTTCTGTCCTTGAGCAACTACGGCATTCAGTTCCTGCCGGTTCAAGCCGCCAAACACCCCGTAATAGGTTTTGGAGCTCAGCTTGATGCATCCAGCCGTCTTTGTTCCGTCCAGAATATCGGTCATAGCATCAAGCCAGCCTGTCTTCATCAGGCTTTCAGCCATCGGATATTTCAGTGTAGCTTCCCAGAAAATGATTTCCCAATAAAAGTTGAGGTCTTTATCCAACTCCCGCAGCCATTCGGTGTGCATTACGCCGTGCAGGTCACGCTCCACCTTCTTCCCGTAGTCAGCAATAATCGTAGGCTGCATATAGCCGCCGGGCGCAAGCAGAGCCGCGCTCAATCTCGAGTTCTGGCACATAACGTACTTTTGTTCCGTATAATGGTTCTGCCACCGTTTTTCCCAGCGCAGAATTTCTTTTCCGTCAGTCCACCAGATTCCCTCGGCGTAAATATTCATTTTTGCTTTGTGGTTGGCGAAACCAAAGTACACTGCATATTTTCGGAGCCAGACTCCGGTGCCCTGCTTTTTGCTCCAGACGAAAGTACGCTTTGCACACAGGCGCTTGGAGGAATACTGCGTGCCGCGCACAGTCATCTTCTTCCCGCAGCACTTGCAGATTTCGGAACTCTTATGTTTGAGTTTCCTATCCGTGAGGGTGTATTCACCTCCGCAGCTGTCACACCGGATCTGCTGAGCGGGAATGTACTTGCCAACGCCGCCGGGCGTCACAACGAGTTTCTTTGTGTTGGTTGCCCAGAGATACACCGCATCGTAGCACTCGGTCAAAATCTGTTCTTTCAGGTCAACTTCGGCAGGTTCCGGCACTTTTTTGAACCACTTTTCAGTTTCCTCGGCCTGCTGGGCGTTTCGCTTGTCCAGCCGCTTGCGTGCACGCGCCGTAAGTGCGCCATCCACAACAGCCATCAGATTTTCCCGGTAGTCGTTAAAATAGTCATGCAGGCGTTTGGAATCTTCGCTCGTTGCTGAAACATCTGCCCAGAAGAGGACTTTACCCGCCTTTTCCCAGATTCCTTTCGGGCTAAAGTCTTTCTTGAAGTTATTTTCAGGTTTCTTGCGCAATTCGCCAATCCAGTAATCACCGCAGAACCGCCATGTGACCACGGGATTCTTGCACTTATCCCAGACTGCTACCGTCAGGGTTTTGCCCTTGATGTACCGCCCTTGGCCTTTCCCTTCAGCAACCGACACGCATAGACGGGCATCCAGATTTGGCCGCACCGGTTTCGGCGTGTACAACACCAATTCTTCAGCTTTTTTCATTCAGCACCGCCTCCAAACTTTTTGCCGTATACTTTTTCCCCTGCAAAACTTTCACTCCATCGATCTGTTGAACAATGCAAGCAAATTCGTTTTCTTCCCGGACGATGAAGCAGAGCCACTCGCCACGTGCACCAGCCAGTTCCTTGCCCTGACCATACGCGATGTGGAACGGTCTCTTGAAGCAATCTTCGAATTTTTCTGCCGGGTGCTCAAGCACATAATTTGCGTGCATAAGAAGGAACTCGTCTTCTTTCAGCCTGCGAAGCGGTACAATTTCGGTACAGCTACTCCGCGTCCGGTAGTCATCCTCATCGATATCACCGCCAGCTGCGATGGCCCAGAACTCGTTTTTCCCGTCCCAAGCATACCAGTTAAGGCAGTCCAGCGGATCCAGACAGTAATGGAAGCCCGTATTGGCGCATTTTGCCTTTTCGGTCTTGCTCACTTCGCCCGGCTGGTACTGATAGCTGCCATCGCCGAGCGTAGCAATCAGCCCCGGCTTGAATCCTTTGAATCCTAAAATCATCAGAGCCACCCATCCAAGGAAAGCTGCATATCGTCTTCCGCAGGCGTTTCCTTCTTCTTTTTTGCCGGCTTTTTCGCATCCGTTTTCTTTTCTGCTTTGGACGCAGGCTTGGTTGTGTGAGCTGGTGCCGCCTGCTTCGGAACATTGGGGGATGCATCTTCCGGTTTGACGGTGGCCGGAGCCTGCATCTCAGCTTCCGTAGGCGGTGCGCCAGTGAGTTTGATGTTCATGCTGAACGAAACCTCGGCATTCGGAAAGTAAAACTGCACGGCGCGGCGGTAGGTTTCAAGGTCGGACAGAACTTCGCCTGCGTTGTTGACAACAGCGGCGCAACATTCGGAGAACGTGCGCTGCGTGTTGCAGACGACCTCTGCGAACCGCGGCTCCTGGTCTACAAAGCCAAGCAGTGTCCGCAGAACATAACTCTGCACGCTCTTTGCGGCACGACCGCCCTTGAACAGCTTGTCCTCAGCTTCCAGCTTTGCTTTTGCTTTAGCTCGCCAATCGACGAACTCAACTGTGGTTGTGGTGTGTGTGGTGGAATCCATATTGTCCTCCTATCAGAAAAAGCTAAGCTGCCCACCCTTGCCCTCGGAGAACACCGGTTCCTGTTCCGGCGCTCTTTGCGGCTTTTTAGCGGCTTTTGGCTTTCCCGTGTTCTTTGGTTCCTCGAGTTTTTTAGGGGCTTCAGGGGATTTTTGTGGTTCGGATTTTGGCGCATCTGCAACACGCTCTTTCCTTATCGGTTGAGTGACCAGTTCCATCTGCGCCATAAAGATTCGATATTGCCAAACCGGGATCCTGAGCATCGGCGTATACCAGACGTTTCCTTTGTTAACTGGAAGCAGCCCCCTTTTGTCATAAGACACAGACGGGCTTGCAAGCGTATCACCGATGACGACATACCCCGGCATTCCGAGCAGACTCATTTGCAGATAGCACATCATGCCCACGATGTAGTCAATGTCCTGCGCCACAAACAGCACATCCGTCTGATAATTGATGCCTTTCTTTCTGCATTCGTTTGCGAACGCCACCAGCAAGGCCCCAGCGCCGCAGGTCGGATCACAGACCGCAACCCATCCCCTATCTCCGATTTTCTGCTGAAACCCTTCTGCGGGGGTCGTTACTGCGGACATGAACTCACACAGGTGGTAGGGCGTAAAGAATTGTCCTGCATGGTCGTTTCCAAGCCCCAAGCACATATACAACTCGCCAAGGAAGTCCTGTTCCGGGTTGTCCTCTAGTGCCACGACCAACAAGGCCAGCATTTCCGTAAATGCTTCCATTTCCGGCCGCGTGTATTTTCCTGCGATTGATAAGTACTGCTTCTCGCGTTCGTCAAAGTGACTCTGATCTGTCGCATTGGACACCGCAATAGCACTCATGGTGATCCAATCGCTCCAGACCTGCCAGCGTGACCGACCATTGCTCGAAAACACTTCAAACTTTTTTACAAGTTCCTTCTGTGCTTCACCCCGGACATGGCGAACATCACTCCCCGTTGGAATCGCCCCCTTTGCCCTGCGGAACATCCTGTTTTTTGAACGATCTTCTCTTTATTCGTCCAAGGCTGTCAGTAAGACCTAGAATGTTGTTTCCGCTCGGCGTTTCTCGGTCAACCCGATTTCCTTTATTTTTGATGTGAGTTTTTTCCCACTCGGCAAACGTTGTAACGTGCTGCGCCGCTGCCTGATCGAGCAGGCGCTTAGCATAGCACCATGGGTGCTTCGCTTGGTGGCGCATCGCTTCTTCCAGCGTAGCAACCACCAAAGCATCTTCCACCCCGGTTTCTCGCAAATCCCGAAATTCTGCTGCCATGTAGGGCGTAAGCATACTGTCACATCCAGCCCAGACCCAGTAGCTTTCCGGGGTGTCGTCGGGCGGGCCAGTAGACTTTTCCGGGTTCTCTTCTGTCGGTTTTTCTTCAAAACCCAGTCGGTTATTTTGGGTTTCTTTGGGTTTCTTCGGCCTGCCGCCCTTCTTGCCATTAGTCTGATTGATTTCAACCTTTCGGTCATAGGCTGCAATTTCAGCATCAAGCCGCTGCTTTATCGAGGGCCATACAAAACGCTCATTTCCGACAAACTCCGGTTCGATATGACTTCCTTTATAATCCATCATTGCCCAGATAATGCGGCCACGTTCTTCCATGCTATACGGTTCAAGAAGCAGCTTATAATCTTCGATCCACAGCTTTACATAATCATTTGCGGCCACGCTCCACCTCCCCTTTCGGTTTTTGATTGAGCGAAAGCACTTTACATAGATGCCGATCCAGCTCGATGCCATAGATATGGTAATCAGCAAACAGGGCTTTTTCTCTGCGGTGCGCTTCTTCATGGTGCCGCCGACAAAGGGCTATCGCGTTCAGCCCGACATGGACGATAGCTTCTCTATCTCGACCCATGCCCACGCGGTCAACATGGTGCACCTCTGCAGGCTGGTTGCAAATTGCACACCGGCGATTTTCAAGGCAGAGATACAGGTACTTGCCAATATCGTCCGTCTGGGTGAGCAGGCTGTCCTTTGTGGGCACCCCCCAATGGAAGCAAAACTGAATCAGATATGTAATAAACTCTCGGGCCGTGGTCATATTGCAATTCGAGAGGGAGAACCACTCCCGCAGGCAGCGGGAGCAGAAATCCCATTCCAGATAAAGCCGAAGTTCTTCCGGCTCCTGCCCTGACCACAAAGAAATGTCTCGGATAATAGCGAAAATCTTGCGGCGCTGGTCTGCGGAAATGGTTCGCCCATCATCCAGACGGACTTCTACCCGCCGGGGGCGCTTCTGCGCCAGAAACCGGCTGATGTCTACGTCGGGTTTCAGGACGAGCTTTCCGTTCTCCAGCTTCTCAATTTTCGCTGTCACAATCATGCGCATTCTCCTTGTCCACATGGACGTGCATCGGAATATAAACGCTGTTTGCTTTCATATTCCGTGCCAAAAAGTCATTGCATTTCGCTTCTGACAAGTGATTTCTGAGCACCTGCAGTTCGTAGGCATACTGCCCAGCTACCTTTTTCTCTTGGATTTTGGCTTGTATATCTTCATCCCGGTAGTTCGATTCTATCAGATAAAGGTCATAGCCGATCGCCTGAATGCCATCCAAATTGTTAGTATCAGTGGCATAAATCACCTTGCCAGACGGAAAATGCACCTTATACCCACAGTTTGGTACGTTATGGGCTAGCATTACCGGAATCACATTGCACAGGCCGTACCCATACAACGTTCGCGGGGTCAGTACATCAATCTGACGCTCCGGCACCCCTGCAGCTATGAGCGGCGGCACCAGCCAGCGGCAACACCCGAAGCGGAGTGTCGGCCGCTCACTGGCAAGCCGCTTGATGGTTCGCTTCTGGAAGTGATCTGAGTGGATATGCGTCAGAAGCACAAGCTTCAGTTTCGGAACATACGGCTCCAACGCCTTATACGGCACGCCGCAGTCTACCAGCACAAAATCTTCCAGAATCGTGGCGTTGCCATCGCTGCCGGTGCTGATAATGTTGTACTTGACCATCAGAGTGCAGCCAAATCAACGGCTTCCTCAACGGCATCCGCTTCCGGCTCTGGAAGGTCCATCGTCTTGGCTGTCCGCTCAATTTTAGGCGGTTCCTGCTCGCTCTGGCCGGCATCTGCATACTCCGCAGCTTCCGGCAACAGCCCACTGCCTGTGCTATCCGGCATCATAACGCGCCCGTCCCGTTCATAAGCCGTGGTCATTTCGGCGGTCATGATGCCCCACTTGGAAATCAGCTGACGCAGCATTGTCTTTTTGCTCATCCCGTCAAAATCCTTATACCAAAAGCTGGAGTACTTCCACAGTTCGTCCTGCGGGATTTCGCCGTTCAGCAGCTTCTTATATGCTGCTGCGCTGAACGCCTGACTGTACTTGTCCGCATGAGCCATCATCTGGTCTGCTGTCCAGTACAGCGTTTTCTCAAAGCCGTTGATGTACTCGAAGTGTGCAATGTAACCCACCGTCGGCATTGCTGCGCGCTTTTCAAAATCTTCGATAAAGTGCATTTCATGGAACCGTTCTTCAAACGGATCCCATCCGCTCAGTTCCCCGGCTTTTACCTCCAGCACATTCAGGCGCTTATATTGGCCAGTCCGCAGTGCCAACTGGATATAGCCCTTATACCCCAGCACAAACTGCGCCTTTACGCTTGCAGGCTCAATCACATTGCCCTGCCGGTCACGCTTCGCCTTGGACTTAAAGGGCACCAGATAGAACTGACCCAACTGGGGCGAAGGCTGCAAGAGCAGGCTTTCGCCCAAAAGGGCACCTGCCAAAATCGTGCCCGGGTTGCATTCCTGCAAGGCCGGATTGACAGCAACGGCGCTAGTGATATTGGCAATGAAGCGGGCGCCGCGCGCCGGATCGCCCAGCGTGTTATTCACGAGATTCTTGTACATCGGAGTCTGGATTGCCTGCGAAAAACGCATCTTCTGCGGCTGCATAGCTTTAGCCATTGTCACTTACCTCCCTGTTTTCAATGCCGTTGTCGGTCATGTATGCCTGAATTTCAGTAATTTTGCTATTGACGAAAGCTTTCAGGCCACGAAGCTGAGCCAATGTACCACGGCACTGGAACGTGCTAGCCATGAAAGTAAACTTGGCGGTCACGACCTGTTCCGCGCTCTCCTTCTGGGAGTCCTCAGTCTCCTGCTCGTCCATAACAGGCGGTTCGGTGCCCATGACCTGAGGCGCAGACAGTTCTTCCTCTGCCACATCCAGAACGGCCTTTTCTGCTTCTTGTGCCCGAAGCTGGGCTTCCAGACGCTGCTTGCGCTCGGCTTCTTCCCGGGCAATACGGTCTTTGCGCTGGCTGACGCTGTTAATGGCAACCGCTAGATTGCGGCACTGCTTATACTCGGCCATGATTTCCGGCGCGTTCTTCATGCCATTGATGCAATTCACATCTTTTACAACGCCGTCAATATAGTCCTTGACAGTTGCTTTTAGCGACTTAAGGCTTGCCGACATAGTTACGGCAATTACCATATCTTGATAGTCAACCCACTCAACACCATTTGCCTTGGCCAGTTCAGAGAAATAAGCTATTACTTTCTTCTCCTTTTCCGCTTTCAAGCCGTTTTCAATTTCCGAAATTCTCTCCTTCAGCAGTTTATCTGCCGGACCGTACACATTAGTGACGCATTCCTTGTAGACTACATCGAATTCCTCAAACGGTTGCATGATCTGCTTTTGTACTGCCATTCGGCGGGCATCCAGATCCTTGCGGTCACGGTTCAGCGCTGTCCGGCGTTCTTTGACAACCTTGTAGGTCTCTTCCGCGCAGGCCAGCGCCAGCGCTTCATCCACAGACTGCTGTGCCTGCGCCTTGATGCTGTGCAGCTGCTCCTTGATGATAGGAAGCTGCTGCACCACAATCAGACTATCTGCCAACGCCGTGGTCTGATTGGTGGTAGTAATTTCCTTTTCCATGTGTACCTCCTGATTCTCTGTATAGAAAAACGGCAGTAGGAACGCTCCTGACCGCCGCTTCGTACCTGTTGAAAAAATCAACCGATTATGCTACAATATGGTTGTGTGTGGTGGAGACCTGCATTTTCCGGCTTGATGTTCCTGCATCAAGCGCCAACGGAATGTGTGGGTCTCTATCCATTTGTAGCGCGCTGGCCGTTCTGGTCAGCGCTTTTTTCGTGTGCGGCGAGTATATCCCACACCGAGAGCTGCCCTACAATCTGGCGCTCAGCGGTGATTTTAGGCTGTGTGACAGTCCTGATTCTGCGGGGCTTTGCGGGTGCTCGGAGCCGTTTTCCGAACTCCTTGACGTAACACTTCGCGCCGTACCCCACTTCGATTGCCGCCGGATCTGTAATGACCCTGTGACACCGAGCGCACCTTGTCATTCTTCTTCTTTCCTCCAAAAAGCGCCTGCATCTGCAGTTCGTGCATCAGGCGGGATGCAATAATGATTACACCAACAATGAGAATCCACTCCCCGCCGATTGCCCAGTAGCCGCGCCAGCGATATGTACTGGGCAGCTGCCACAAGGCCATAAGCCCACCGGAAATTACGCCGGCCAGCGTGTCCAGCAGTCCAACAACGACCCAGCCCGCCACGGTCAAATGCCTTTCTTTGCGTTTCATTTCAGGTTTGCCCCCTTCATGTAGGTTTCGATCAGTGCCCACTTGCGAACATCCATCGGCTGGTGAACAGCATCTTCCAGTGCTTCTTCGGTTCCGCAGCGGTCACAAATCGTGATGCCCGGAACTTGACGGGAAAGAGCATTGCTGTGCAAGCGCATCTTCATGGTCTGCTTTCCACATCGAGGGCACGGAAGTACCTGCGCCATTTCGGCGGCAGCATCCTGAACATCCCGATACGTTGCAAAAACTTCGTCCAGCAGCTTCTTCTCGATGTGCATCTGAATCATTTGCGCCATCTTATGAAACATCCCTTTCTCCTTCCAGCAGCCCTACCATTGCGTTCCACACCTTGTCCGTGTAGGCTGTGCTATATGTGCCAGCAGACCAAGCCTTTTTGGCTCCGGTTGCGCCAAGGTTATAGGCCATCAGAGCGCAATTCACATTGCCCTCGTACTCGCTGAGATACATACCCAGCATATAGCACCCGGCCTGAATGTTCTGGCGGGCATCCAGCAGATCCGTTATGCCAAGTTCATCTTTGAGCCACCCGGCGTTGATGCTGTTTATTTGCATCAATCCATAATCCCCGGTAGAGCTGTGCGCCGCCGGGGTAAAGCCGCTCTCGACCTGCATGACGGCATAAGCCAGTTCCAAGGGCACATCGTAGAGGTCGCACATTTTCTCCGTGTAGGACTGTAGTTCCGCATCCAGCGGCACCTGATATGTAACCGGCTCATACGGAACCGGGTCCTGACGAACGCATTCAACCTGCTCGATCTCGGCCACCACCGGTACCGTAACCAGCGTTTCAACCGGCGGCTTCTGCTGGAAAGCGAACGCCGCGGCGATGTTTCCGACCACCAGAAGCTGCGCCGCTGCCGCCGCTGCCAGTGGCACGAGCGTTTGTGCTTTCATCCTCCTGCACCTCCCCCAAAAGACCAAAGCGTTCCATCGCATACCGCCGGGGCACCCGGCCGGGAAACGTGAGGTTTCCCCTTGCTTCCAGCTCCCGATTCATCTGCTGGATGTACTTATATGCCCGGGACTTGCCACAGCCAACCAGTTCCGCAACCTCTGCACAACCGATGAAATATGACTCTTTGCTCACGACTGCCGTCCTCCTTTCGAAAAACGCATATTGTTCATTGCCACATTCAGGTCGTTGGCCAAGCACATGATTTCGTCCCATTCGGCTTGCTCGCTCTCAGCGATCTGGCCATCTGCGGCGATTTCTACCATTGCCTCCCGCTTTGCACAGAAGCGCTGAACCGCCGCCAGAACGCCCAGCACAGCTTCCGGCAGGTCTTTCAACTGGATCTCAGGCACGACCCGTTTGCCGAGATCTGATGTCAACCGCAGATGCTGCACGGCCAGATATGGGGCTTGATACACGTCACACATGGCGCTCGCTACATCGCTGGGCACTGGACGCTGGCTCTGCTCATAGTCCCGCAGGCTGTCAACCGACACGTTCAAAAGCTGCGATGCTTTTTCCTGCGTAAAACCAGCAGATTTCCGCGCATTTTTGTAAATATTCTGGCTTTCAATCGCCATTTTTTCACGCCGTCCTTTCTGGTATACTTGAGATGTAGGTTAGCTCCGGTACGCCACCCCGCTGATGTTCAGGCACTTTTCGATTGCGCCCTGGACGTTCTCGGACGGCACCAGCACACCATTGACGACTTGGCTGATATGCGAGCGAGAAAAGCCCGTTTCCTTTGCCAGTTCCGTAACGGTCATATCGTCATGGTCGATCATGGCCTTCTTGACAGCCACGCACCAATCCGGCATCGTAGTCTTTTTCATGCTTTTTCTCCTTCCTAACAAAGATTTATCTAACAAGTGTATTGAACACTTGTTAGATTTCTGATAAAATGAAAGAGCCAGTACCCACCATTCAACGCGTTCCCCTGTCGTTAAGCGAAGCTGTCATGGGAGCGGCGCTATAACTGCACAGCATCCAACTTGCGGCTGTTGTCCGCTATGCTTTGCAGCGGCGCTTGTCTTTAGGAGGTCAACGTTCATGGTTCGTATTGCGTGGTACGAATGAACCCCTTTGCTGAGAGGTTCTGGGGGGAACGCGCTGAATGGTAAGCGCTGTACCCTTTCACTTAACATTTGTTCTGTACAAGTGTATTATAATCCATCAATTGCAACGTTTCAAGCTGTTCGAGCATCAATTGATGGATTTTGTGAGGATACACAAAATGACAACCGAAAATTTGTATGATTCTATCGCCCTTGCGGAAAACATCAAAATTCAGGCAAAGGCACGCAATATCCAGCTGAAGGATATGTACGCCGAACTCGGAATGAGCAAAGGCGTTCTTTCCAACTTGCGAACCGGCCGCATGATTGCCGCCGACAGTCTGGCGCGCATCGCTGACTACTTGGACTGCTCCATGGACTTCCTTATGGGGCGCACCGTTGACCCCGCTGTGCAGCGTATGGAGTTAACAGATGAAGAACGCCAAAAGGTTACGGATTTCCTGCAGTTCATTCTGAGCCAGCGGAAATAATGCTCAGAGCCGCTCCGATGGCTCTATTTTGCGTTTTCTATTCTCCCGCATGGAATTTGCCGCCCGGCAGGATATGCGGCTCAAATCGCTTCTCTGTGGACGTTTGTTCGATTTGGTGAAATCAGCCATCAATGACGAAGTGCGCGCCCTCGGTGATAAGCACCGTCCCGCGATGCTCGTCATTGACGATGGTTGTCCGTTTGCCGATGTACTCAGCTGGCAGTTCGCCCCGCTTCACTCGTTCAAGGTTGTACGGAGATGCTTCCCAACGTCCCTTGTAGGACTCTGGGATCTTGCGCCACTCCGCTTTTGTGTAGTGACGCATCAGGTCTGCCCCCATTCTTCCCCATTCAGTTCCATCCAGCCGTAGGGGTCGCAGTACCACCAGCTGGATGCACCATCCTCGGTGAGCCGCACGATATCGGACACGCTCATGCTGTGGCCAGAGAAATCAACGGGTCGATTCGACCCGTTGAAGAGTGCGAACAGGCGAAGAAGCATCCTGCCCACTTCCGGGACAGACGGAATCTCACCGCCGTATACCCGGCGGTAGTTCTCCCGGTGGATGCCGCCCAGCTGTGCGGCCCGATCGGATGCCATGAACCGCAGTTTTACCTGCTCCATGGTGTCCTCTTTCAGCTGGTAGATCTCATACTTCATGTGAATCTTCCTTTCTTGCGGTTGGCTCCCGCGACGCCCTTTCGGGCGTTTCGACCTGTGCCGGAGGTCATCATCAGGCGGGGGAGTTTACCACTCTTGCGATTAAAATTTCACGTCCTCTGTGGGAATCAGATTCCAGTTTTCTTCCGGCCCGCCGGGAGTGAAGTATTCGACATGGCCAGCCCGGTAAGCGGAGATAAAGTTCTCGAAGCGAGGCCAGCGGACTTCATAGCCGTTGACGATCATGTGCGTGTACCCTTCTTCGCGGTATTTTTCCTCCAGCTCGCTTTCCTTTAGATAGGACAAGAGAAAGTATTCATCACAGACGTTATCCATTGTTCAGACCTCCAATCTTGCCACGACGGAATTATAAAAGCCCTTGTACTGCTCCTGCTCCTTGACGGAGTTGCTATCTGCGCCAAAATCCCAAGTGTACAGCTCAATCCGCTTGTCACACTGCTGCGCCCTGTCCCGGAAATACTCAGCGATGTGGGTCTTGTCGATGCCCTCGACGATCTCGATCTGTGCGTGTTCGTTGTTCCACACCTTTGCGGTGGTGTACTTCTCGTAGCCGTTGACCGTTACCATGATCGGCCAGAAACAGACCGCATTTTTGGCCTTGCTCAGCTCGCCGTTGCGCTTGATCTTCAGCAGGCAATGGTCTTTCCCGCACCAGTCGGGGTCTCCGTCGCTGTGCTCCACAAAGTAGAGCGCGTTGTCGGTCTTGAAGTACGCCCCGGTGATTCTTACGACGTCCCCGGTCTTGATCTCGATTCCGTTCTTGTCCAGCATGATTTTGTCCTCCTTTTTGATTAAACGTCAAAGCTGACCGAATGATATGCGAACCAGTGCCCGCAGCGGCGGTGCAGCTTGTACCAGTTTGTGAAGCGCTGCCCAGAGCAGTCATAAGCCGTCGGGTAAAACTCGTAGTAGCGGTTTCCCCGGAACCACTCGGCTGCATCGGCCTTGCTGGCCTTGTCTAGCTCGTTCGGGAGCTGCACCAGCTCAATGTAGCCATCAATGCCGCGCTCCTCGACAATGCGGCTGTCAGGTGCCGGGCGGTTGTTGTAGGCCCGGATCTCCTTCTTGATGTTGGCAATAAATGCGGCCATGCCGGACTTCTGTTCGGCGGTGGTGGTGTCCCGGATGAACGCCAGCAGGGTGTAAGCATCTCTCAGCTTCTCGGCGTCTGTGATCTCAAACATGGTCTTGTCCTCCAATATTGTTTAGAATTCGTTGAAGTCTCCAGCATCGAACAGCAGGCCGCTTCTGAATTTCAGGCTGAGCTTGCTTTCAGGGGGCTTGCGCTTGAAAACAGGCTTTCCGTTCACCAACTCTGCATACACGGAAAAACTGCAGCGCGTACCTTGGAGAGTGATGTAAACACCGTTCTGATAAGCACGGAGTTCGCCAAGTTCCAGTCCCCAAGAAGTGGTAAACTCAAGGTTTCGGCTCAACGCATTGTGGAGAGATGACTTCTTGTTGTCCGGCATCATCCTGAAAAGCTCCAGCGCTTGCTTCTCGCAGTGCACGTTTTTGATTTCCATGGTTCAGCCCTCCTCAACGACCCATCCGGCACAATAGCCGGGATTGCGAAGCCTTGCCTTTGCAAGTGCTTCATCGAACGTCCGGGCACGAACCCGGACAGGCGGCAGGTCGCCGCCCACAATTTCCCATGTAGCCATGGGTGCTACAAATCTCTCCATGTTGTGTTTCCTTTCCATCTAACAGGTGAATGAATCACTTGTTAGATATATTATAATCCCAGAATTATGGGATTTCAACGCATTATTCCCAAAATTGTGGGATTCTATCTTTTGCACAGATTGGGGGTGCATTTTATGTTCACTTCTTCCCAAATTGCTGACCGCATCAAGCAAGCCGCCCATACGCGGGGCGTTCTGGTCAAAGACCTACTGGTTGACTGCAACCTGAGCAAGAATACGCTGTCCACCATGAAGTCAGGTGGCAGCTTTCCGCGAATAGAAGCTCTTGTTGCCATGGCTGACAAGCTGGACTGTTCCGTTGATTACCTGCTTGGCCGCACCGATGATCCTGTTCTTCATCAATTGGATTCGTCCTCGTCATCAGCCATATAACGCGCGCACCCGCGCTGATGATGACGAAGTCATCTAATCTTATTCTTAATCTTATTCTTGGCTTTTTTGGGTTTCTCTGGGTTTTGTTGGGTTTCGTTGGGTTTTAAAAAAACCCAGAAAAACCGACTGGGTTTTTTCGATTTTGAAAAAAGCGGGGCTTATGCCCCGCCGGAAACCACCTTGGAGATAACGAGCCTCCCGGCAAATCGCTGAAACTTTTCCGGCGAGCGAAACAGCTTCTCGAAATAGGCTGCATCTTCTTCCCGCAGATCCGTGAAGTCCTCCGCCGAAAGTCCAACTACCAAGAACGTGCCGGCAATGATGTCGTAGGGCTTACCGTTTTGGTATAAGGCTCTGTTCAGTTCGAGCCCGCAGCACTTGCCCTCCTCATTGCAGATCAGGCCGACCGGGCGGCGTTCATCCGGGTAAATCACCTCAATATAGCCGCCCACGAGGCTCTGCAGGCTTGCAAGTTCGTTGGCAACGTCAATGCGTTCCGGGGCTTTGCCCGGCTCAATTTTCAGTGCTTTCATGGCTTAATTCTCCTTTCTTGCTTTCAGCGGTTCGCCATTCCATGCCACACAGTACGGGTGTGCATCCAGATCAGTGCCGTGCATCCAGCCGCCCTGCACAGCCATTGCGGCTTCCACCCGATACGATTCCCGGGTGTGGCTCCGCTTGACGTTCTTGTACAGAGCCCCGCCGTGGGACTTCTGGAACGCTTTGGCTTCATCCTCGGTCTTAAAAAACTTGTTGCAATACATAGTCAATCCTCCTGTGTTTCAAAGGTGTTGGTTTCGGTCATGCTATTGTGGTTCAGCCCTCCTTTCTGTTCAGCTGGTACCCAGTGCCGCGATAGCTGATGATGTACCGGTGATCCGGCGTGCGGAACACCTCAATGCGCTTCTTGTCCACGTTCTTGATGCCCAGTTTCCGGCGAATGAACGGAACGGCAATCTTGATGGTTTGGGCGTTGGTCATGTCCTTATTCTGGCGGCTCGGGCACTGTGCATAGCGGCGCATCCGTACCTTGCTAACGGCTTCCGCATCCGCTTCTGTGCCATAGAACTTGTTGGAATCTCCATATCCATTCACTTCGTAGAAGCGCTGGCTGCTGACTGGCTCCAGTCGGTTATTCCAAATCGTGTTGACGCAGTAAGCTACATCCCGACGTACGTTCTCTTTCTCGGCCACACGGCCGACAAACAATTCCGTTCCCTGCTTATCCCAGCCATCGGAAAAGGTTCGAAGCAGAACTCGAATTATCTCCGTACCGTTGGTCAGATCAACCTTGGCGGTTTCACCTTGGCTCCCACTCATGCTTGCTGTGTTGAAGTGATATCCACGCGCCAAGTACTTGCTTACTTCAGCGGTGAACATTTTGTTGATGTCTGCATACGTCATAATCGAATCCTCCTTATCGAACAATTGTACAACCGGCGTATTTAAAGTTCTTTGCCGCCACTGCAACTTCGGACAGATGCTTTGCAAACTCTGCTACTCTCTCCGGGCTTGCTTCCGGGCAACTGGCCGAAATGCTAATCTGCACCTTTTCGCCTGAAACCAAGCCAACTTCGATGCACTCATCCAGCGTGTCAATCTGCTTTGTGAAATCATGCATCGCCCGGCTCAATTCGCTGTATTTTACTGTTCTCATTGTCCTGTCCTCCATTGGCTCTTGCAATCTAACAAATGTTTGATTGTGATTATATAATAATCCAACACTTGTTAGAGGACAAGACTGCAAAGCAAACATTTGTTAGATTTCAGCACCGTGCACAAGATTCTTAGAAGAAAGCTGGTAAAACGTATGACGGTTACAGTACAACGCATCGTCGATCTGACCGAACACTATGGCACATCAGGCGCTTTTATAGCGCGCCTATGTGGGAAAAGTCGTTCCCTGATTGCTGGTTGGAAGGACGGTAAGGCAACTCCAACGGATGCAGACCTTTCTATCATTGCGGACCTCTACGGGGTGTCCGTGGCCTACCTGCGCGGCGAGGTAGACGCCCCTGCATCAAACATCAAAAATGCTATGCAGCAACAACTTATGGACAGTGTACAAGGCCTGACCGATGATGAAATGCGAAAGGTTATAGAATACGTTCGCTTCCTGAAATTTCTGGATGCAGAACAAAAGGCAGACCCCCAATAAGGGAGCCTGCCCATGCTGAAGGATGCGTTACTGCTCCTTCAGCTGCCCGATGTACTCAAGCACCTGCCGGATCTGTTCAGGGGGTAAATCCTTGATTTCGTCCCGCAGAACTTCATCCAGCACTTCTCCGTGCTTCGGGTGTTCATCCGATGCTGCCATGTGCCATCACTCCTTTCCGGCTTACAGATAGGCCATTGAAAGAGTATGACATCTGTACTTTGCATTTCCAGCTTTTGGAAACATATACCAATGCTCGTGATAAAATAACAGGAAAGGTTATGGTGTGATATGGGATTCAGGTATAGAAAAAGCATTCGGCTTGGTGGTGGGTTCCGCATCAATATTTCTGGTAGCGGTGTTGGATACTCATGGGGTGTTCCCGGGTATCGAATCACCAAAACAGCGAACGGAAAAATCCGGCAAACCGCCTCCATCCCGGGAACCGGATTGAGTTATTCGACCGAGGAATCCATTTATAAATCTGCACGAAAAAGCGCTCTAAAAGAAGAACCATATACAGATACGGAAGTTATTCAATCTACCGACCGCGCAGACTATAAAGATTCCGACTTCAAGGCGCTTATGAAGCGAATCAACCGGGTTTGCTTTCTCAATAAAGCCTCACTTATCGTTGGGGCTATCGGCCTGCTCGCTTTCATCGTTCTTCATACACCGCAGCGGCTTTTCCTGACCATTTTATCATTCATCGTATTTCTCTATGCCCACTATATTGCTCCTGTAAATTTGGAATACGACTTCACCGATGAACAGTTTGATGCCTACGAAGAATGGTATAACGCCTGGCGTAAATTATTTGCCTGTGATGCCGTTTTCTATGTACCCGAAACCCACACCAACAGCAGCGCAAAAAAGAATGGCGGTGCCGAGAAAACCGTATCCGAAGAAAAAGCTCTCGGAATGCCTGCACTCCCCTATTTTCTCAGAACAAATGTGCCTGTTTTTTCGGCCGCTCTGAATAAGAAAGAGTCCATTTATATTTTCCCGGATAAGGTGTTCTATCTCCACAATAGCAAAATCAGCGCATACGATCTTTCGGAGGTCTCTTTCAATGTCGATTCTGTCAACTGTGTCACGGATCAGGAGCATCTACCGGCGGATAGCAAGGTGGTCAAAGAAACTTGGCTCCGGGTCAATGCCGATGGTTCCCCCGACCGACGCTATAAGAACAACAAGAAATGCCTTGTCTGCGAATACGGCAGGCTGCGCATCCGCTCTGACAGCGGACTAAATATTTATTTTCTGCTTAGCAATTCCGACAACGTAGACCAGTTCAAGGCAATTCTTCCACAATAAAAAAAGACCCCGGCCATTATAAAAATGGTCGGGGATTTATAAACTCTTCAGGAGGTATATTCGATGCCCTGCTATAAAGACGAAAAAACGGGAACTTGGTATTGCCAGTTTCGATATACTGATTTCACCGGAGCGCAGAAGCAAAAGCGCAAGCGCGGCTTCAAAACCCGCCGCGAAGCGCAGGAGTGGGAGCGGGAATTTCATCTGCAGAAAGCCAAAAGCTGTGATATGACACTTGCCAGCTTTGTGGAGTTATACTTCAACGACCGGGAGCATCATGTCCGTGGCACCACAATGGACACTAAGCGAAATATTTTTGACACCAAAATTGTTCCGCTTCTCGGAAACCGGAAAATGAACGAAATCACAGCCCTGGACATTCGAGACTGGCAACAGCGGGTCAAGGAGATGGGCGAAGCCACTGGTCTGCCTTATGCGGAAACGTATCTCTATACCATTCATGCACAGTTGACTGCCCTCTTTAACTATGCCCAGACATTCTACGGTCTGCAATTCAATCCGTGCGATGCGGCCGGCTATATGGGTTCCTCCGTTGCCGGGGAAATGCTTATCATAACGAAAGACCAGTATGAAATTTTGCGAAAGGAATTCCGCAATGAAGCCTATCTTCTGGCATTTGATATTCTATTCTGGACAGGATGCCGTGAAGGTGAAATGTTGGCGCTGCTGCCGAAAGACCTGACTGACGATGACCAGTTGCGAATCTATAAAACTTATCACCGGAAAAAGGGTCAAGACATTCTCGGTCCCACCAAGAATAGCAAAAAGGGCGGCAACAGAAATGTGCCTATCCCCCATTGGCTGGCAGAAGAATTTCGTACCTACTGTTCTAAACTATACGGCCTGACCCCAGATGACCGGGTATTTTACATGACCTGTACAGCCCTCAACAAAGAATTGACCCGCTGCACCCAGATAACCTATCTGCCGGACATTCGTGTCCACGATCTTCGGCACAGCCACGTTTCTCTCTGTATCGAACTTGGGTACTCTATTGTTCTGGTGGCCAAGCGGATAGGGGATACTGTTCCTGTTGTCATGCGGACATACGCCCATCTGTACCCCAATAAGCAGCAGGAACTCGTGTCAAGGCTGGAAACTCTCAGTACTTTCTCTTCCTCCAAGGATGAATCCGATTTGATGCCACTCGTCTAAGCCGAAAACGAATGATGTCACAGCTCGTTTTTTGATGTCACGATGTCACAAAAGCCCCAGAAAGTTTCGATTTCTCGTTACTTTCCGGGGCTTTCAAATTATTCTCCGATAATAAACCGCGCTACCATTTCCGGCACATCCAGCAGGTGCTTTTTGCCACAGATGATGTCAAAATGATGTCAGAAGTCGATTTTTGCTCATTTTTCAATCGTAGACACGTTTATTTTTTAGATATTCCA